TATAGGATTTTCCGAGTGTTAAAAAGAAAAAATTTACTTAAATACTTCAGCCCGCAAATCAATGACATCATTGATTGACAAATCTGCAGGGTCTCCTTCCGTTAATTGCGCCACATCTACAGAAAAATTTCCTTGTAATTTCCTTGCAGTTTTCTGGGCCATATCGAAGGCATCTGAATCATACATAACAACAACTTTTTTAACCCCATGCTCAGAGAGTTGCCTAACCTGTTGGGGATTGATCGCCTTTGTCATAGAGGCTACACATCCATCGCCAATACGCCAAACATCGGTTATTCCTTCTACCAGAATTGCCACAGATCCAACGCTGTCGATATTATAGAGACAATCATTGGCAGAAAGAATTGACATTTCTCTCGGGCATTTGATGTATGGCGGAGTATCCCCTTTTCTGATCACATCGGCGGCAATCCAGGAGACTGCCTTTCCATTGACAATAATCGGAGCAATGATTCTGAACCGATGCTCGCCAGTGTTATAGGTGAACCTTAACCGATATTTTTTGGTCAACAGATCAGGATCAAAATTTCTCGACAAGAGATACTGCCTATGTGGCTCGGGGATCGTTTCGAGAAGCGGGACAGGATACGCCAAAACCGCCCGATTACTCCTTACAGAATTGGCTGATGCAGGCGTTGAATCCTTAAAGAGAGCAAGACTACTCTCCTGCAAATAGCCTTTGACAATATTTTCTGCTTTTGTATACGATATGCCTTTGATTTCCTTGATTAATCTAATGATAGATCCTTTTTCCTGACACACCCAGCATTTGAATAGGTTCCTTTTAATGAAGATTCCGCAGTGGTTCGATTGGTCCCCGCAAAATGGGCAAACAATTCCAACGCAACCTGAACCTATATTTTTCCCCGAAGTCTTGTATTCAATGTCAAGATCGTCCAGGAGAGATTTGGTGTCGACTAACTCAAGGTCGAGATCCATTATTTATACTTTCTGTTATACCTTACTTTTGCTTTTTCCATACGAGCTGTTGCCCGAGCTATTTTAACTTTTAAACCTGCGGCTTTTTTCGTACCAGGTCTTGCTGTATTTTTTAACCTTGCCTTCAAAATCCGAATATGCCTTTAATGAGCAATAGGAGGGAGACCTCTATTCGCATACCTCTTGCCACCGCTGCCCTTCTTCCTACCACTTCCTGGTCCGCCCATGATACACCTCCAATATCCTTTTCTAATATCCCTTTCCGGGATGGTTTATAAACCTACAGCCAATTATAGTATATTCCTGCAACAAAAAAGATATTCAATTCTTACAAACATCCGTTCTCTATGTAAACTCTCAGTCTCTCAATCGTGTGCCGAGCCAAGTACTTGTATGGGTCAAGAAAATCGATCAATGTGAAAGTCGTCTTCCCCGTCGTGGTCCTCAACCCCCGGCCCAACCCTTGCAGAGTGGCTATATCAGCCTTGCCTCCACTCGCCCAAATCACGCAGTCCAGACTTGGGATATTGATACCTTCCCGCCAGACTGTCGTTGTGACAACGCACTTTATACTTTTCGATTGTAAGGCTTTTTTGATTTCTGTTCTTGTATCAGATTCGGTTGGTCCTTGAACCAAACTAATGTCTAATCCGTAAATATCATGCCCCATCTCTTGAAGCATCTTTCCTTGTTCATTGATGACGTCAGTAATCATAATAAGAACAGAATCACCCAAAGCTACTCTCTCGGCAGCCGCCTTTACAACCAAGCGATTTCTTGCCCTGTTCAAAATAATCGCATCTTTGTAGATGCCATTGCTAACGAGGATTTTAACATTATCCTCGTATTTATATGATGGTCCATACGTCCTATTCCTGTCAGCAATCCCGGCATTAAAAGGAACGGGGATCAATTTGACCTTTGGCACGGCAAGGAGTCCTTTCTCAATACCTTCTTGAAGTGTTAGCTGACCAATAATTGGCCCAATCAATCCTTCGCAGGTCAGGGCAGCATGCCTCTGTTTTTTCTGATGGAGAGGAGTGGCCGTCATCCCGATTTTTATTGGTGCCTCAGCACAACAGGCGCAAACCTTTGCATACATGCCTTTGCTATTACCTGCATGATGGCACTCGTCAATGATTAACACCTTCACGTCTAAGAGGAGATCTACAAAAGCGTCGATATTTTCATGGCTACATTTGCCCTTTTTATCGACAGCCGTAATTGCCCGGGCTGTCTGAGCCATGATTACATTAACTCTGCTCAGGGCAAAGGTCTGATTACCAATGATACCGACATCGGCCTTGCCAAACCAATTTTGAAAATTTTCAATGGTCTGGCTGAATAAGGCTTCAGTATGAACAACCATTGCCACGGTGGATTTCGAGAACATAGAAATTATTCCGCCTGCTATCACGGTTTTACCGATTCCAGGAGGGCCAACAATCAGACCTCTTCTAAATTCAATAACCTTATTAAACATCGCGACTTGGTCTTCTCTGAATTCAATTCCTGGCAAGGCCGGTTTGCAGGTTCCCGGAAAGTCAAGCAAAGCCTGTACTTCTATAGGAATGTTATTGTCTTTACAATATGAAATAACTCTTGGGTAGAGCCCTGCCAGGAATTTTCTGCTACGTTTGTCACACATTGACGAAATCTTTTCTATTTTTTCATTATGATACGCTCCCTCTTTCCATCTTTCAGAAGGATACTGTAGACATGGATCAATAAGAAATGCATCCTCTTTTGGTTCAACCTTACAATAAACTTGGTCAATGAACTTGATTCTCACAGCAACAATTCCTTCCTTAATTCCGACAAAGTCTCGAGTTCGTTATGGTCATCGATGCCACTAACAATCACGAATCGACCTCGGTGTATTTTCTGACCATTGACTTGTTTCTTAACCGGCAATTTTCTTTCCACCCTCTCTTCATTAACTGATACGAAGGATTCTAATTCAGAGATCACCTTATCAGCATATTTTTTATCTTTCCAGTGCCGTTGCATCATCAGGCGAATCCGGTTTTTACCGATTTTATGAAGCGTACTGGATGTGATCAACTCAAGAAGCTCGGTAGGAGTGTTTAATACAATATCAATTACTTGTTTTGCTTCGCTGGATAAACTTTGGTATTTTTTTGCTTTGATTTGATTTTCTTCCTTCTCAATTAAAATGTCTAATGGGGAACTCGGCGATACAAGAAGATCAGATATCGCCGGCTCGTCAATCAGTACTGGTTCTTGCATCGCCATAATCGCACACCTAACCATATTTATATTGTATCCCCGGTTCATTAGGCTATCTCCTTTTCTTCAAGTTGAGTTGCTTCAATGTATCTCCAAAACAAACGGCCTTGCCGACATTTTTGACAATTCTTATGCTGTTTAATTTGTTGGGCAATACAAGCCACAACTGCATTTATCTGGCTTAGCCGATCACACCAAAAATTGCGATACAAAACAAAATCTTGACATGATATATCTCGGGAGAGAACTTCTTTATTAGCCTTAATACACTTCCTGGATCTGGCCATTTTACGGCGAATCTGTTTCTCGACAAATTCTGCATCTGCCTCTTCACTCTGTTCTTGAAAACCACATGATTTAGCTTCTAACCAGTAAACACAATACCGGCACATCATATCAGGGATCTCACCAAATTCAAATCTGGTTATTCTGGGCACCTTTACGCTCCTTTCTGGCCAACTCTTTGGCCTTTTTTTCAAGGATCTCAGACACCAATGTCGTAGTAAAAATATTTCTTTTAATCGCTTCTTTTCTCAAAGCATCTCTTGCCCCGGCAGAGATATATGCTCCTTGAACGTATCTGCGTTTGACCACCATCTTCTTAACACCTCCTTTCTAATTTAACAGAAGATATGAATAGATCCTTGCCAAAATCAATCCAATTACAATTCCAATCCCTGTCCAAGCTATCGCTTTGAACATTTCCATCATAACCTCCTGTTCATATATTAAATTATTTTAAAAAATTTTAAAAGATTTTTTTCTTTCAGATACTACTGCCAACTCTTCTGAGGGCATCAAAGGGTTTAATGGTGATGAGGATTAGCAATCCGAGCATCTGTTGCAGACAAGCACTCCACAACCTCATGCCAGATGGATCTCTCAGAATCCACCATTATCTGTCTATTCTCAAACATTGTGCCCGTGACCCAGATATTCCATACGCCAGTCGCATTATCGCAAGTGGCATAGGCACCAATAACTTTGGGGCCAAAGGAATATTTTGCGACATCCAGTTCATACTGAGATCGGTCAGAGACCAGGCGAACCTTTACTAATACCGCAGTTTCAACATGAAACTTTTTGGCCGATGTCGTTGCACATCCGCATAACAGCAAGATGCTGATCAAAATCAAAATTGTCTTTTTCATCTTTAACTCCTTTATGCCTGCCCGCAGAGACCTACCGGATGCTGAACACCCAACTTCTCAGTCTCTTCGGGCAGGTGAATGTTAGTGCAAAAATTTGCCCATACGGAGATAATACAACATCTTTTTACCATTTTTAAAACAACGGCAATTTTGGTGATCTGATGTCTCGGGAACATTCCCGAAATCTTCGTACACTGGACAATTATTGTTGCACGAAGCATGATTATCATCGCAAATTTGATAGAGAATCTCCTCTGCATCTTTTTCTGTTGTTTTCCCATCTGCAATCTTTAAAATGAGATCTAATTCCATCTTCTTTCTCCTTTCTCCTTTCTCCTTTCATTTAATTGTTTAATGTGCATGAGCCAGCCCGTGCTTGTGGGCATGGGCATGAGCCTTTTGCATCTCATCAGTGTTTGGTTCGATGTCGACATGACCGCCCATCAGGGAATCAAGATTTGCCATTAGGGCATCTGCCGACATATGATTGCCATCGCTGATCTCGCTTGTCTTGACTGTAATCGTACCATCTTCAAGGATTTTGAGGTTCATGATGTCCATAAGGCTTATTTCCTTTCTGCCATCTTATGAAGCCTGGCAACAACTCGTTTATCGTTCCCATCGTATTCAATTTGACATTTATTACAGAGGCGAACTTTGCCATATTTGTAATACTTCCGGATTGATGAACAGGCAGTGCAGACCTTCTCCCCACAAGAGAAACACTCTCCCTTTGCCGAAACAGGAGGATCAAAATTCGCTGGAGCCAAACAGAACTGATCTGCCACGCAGCAAGGTTCAATTTCTTTTTTCTTTGTCATCACGTTCCTCCTTCACTTTTTTCAAAGCCGTACCGTCTTCAAGAATTTGCAGATTTATGATGTCCATCACTTGCTCCTTTCTGGGAGGAAATCAGAAGATATTGGTTCTCCAAACAAAACAAGAGAAACTTTAATTCGAGAATAATTATCCCAAACGCCGAATTCTGTATTTCTGTCAATTCTTATCTCCAAGTTGTCAATCAACATCTTCTTCAAAAGCTCTTTCAAAAGCTCTTCCATTTTACTTGGCCTCCTTCCTTAAAATCGTTGAAGCTGAAATTGATTTGCTCCCATTTGTTTTTTGATCCATTTTTGCCGCTTGGCCACCTCATCAATGACCTGCTCGCTATAGGCTCGCTTGAGCTGATTGGAAAATTTAAAAAGAGCAGACTGTTCCATGGTGCTGCTTATAGAACCTCTTTCGAAATCAATAGCAACAGGAAATGCATATTCATCTTTTCTTTTGATCGCGATTGATCTTTTGTTTTCTCCCCTGACATACCATCCGATATTTTCCAATGCCCTTTTGAGCAGGTCGATGTTTTCGACCTTGAACTCGACCGACACTGTTCTCACTTCATAACATGGCATCCCTTGTTCCCCCTTTCAATTCGGCCAATCTCCAGAACTCTCCACTCTGGAGAAAGACGAAAAGGTTAATGGCTGTCACGAACAGCCTAACCTGATTTAGGTCTCCAGTCCGAGCTTACGAGCAATCATTCTACATTCCCAGCAAGGCTCGGACATTTCAGGAAATTTTTCTTTCTTTTCCTTTTGAAATTCCCTGGCTCTTTTTAATCCAGCCAAAGTTCCTCTGCACCATTTCCTTACATGGGCAAGTTCCTTTTTGTTAAGTTTCTTTTGCCACCTCATTTTAGATTCCCTTCTCCCCGTAATGCCGATAGGACAGCAATCTCTTACTTCATGTCAAGTTGCCTGCCAGAATTGGCTTGATCAACGACAATTTTTCTTGAGGCAGGCACCGTCCTGCCATTCTTCCAAGACCGAAGATAACCAATTTCTTTCTCCATCGTCCTGGAGATGGGGACAATCAATTCGTCCGCATCATTTGCCTTTTTGCCTTTGTCTATCTTCTTCCTGGCTAACTTACACCATGCTTTGATCTCTGCCCCTGTCCAACCCTTCATATCATAGGGCTGAGCAGTGACCTCATACAGCTCCTGGTAGTGAGCCAGGATTGCCATCTGTTCTGCCTTATCTGGCAGATCAACAAAGATTGGTGCCGTGTCCCAGCGTTCTGCCCGGACATAGGCTGCAGGAAGTTTCTCTATATCGTTACATGATGCAACGAAATAGATTCCTTTTGGCCTTGCATCTGAAAGGAATTTAAGAAACTGAGCATTGGATCGATCTGTCGTTCCGCCATCATTGGCGCCAGCCTGTCCACCTGCACCAGATGTCCCTGCTAAACCCTTTTCAATCTCATCAACAAAAACGATAATGGGAGAAGCAGGGTTGGCATTTGCAGCCACCACATCAAGTGCCTTTTTCATTGCCTTCTCTGCCTGTCCAACAAGACCGTCGCCCATCAGCTGAGCAAACTCAAGTTCAATGATGAGACGATTGTAATGACCGGCCAATGATTGACAAAAATGAGTTTTTCCAACTCCAGCAGGTCCGAGAAGCATGATGCCTTTTGCTTCAGGATCATCAATCCATTCACTGACGATCTCTTTCGCAATCTCGTACCCTTTTAGGTCTTCCAACCTCTTGTCATAGATCCCAATTTTCAACCCAGGAGTATTGTTAATCTCTTCCGCCCTGAGTTCCTCGACTGTCGCTGGATTGAAAATACCCTTATTCTTTACGATACTGTAACTGAAAACCTTGATGATCTCGGACCTTGTCAAGCCTCTTGCTCCAGCGATAATTCTTGCCTTTTCTTTATCTGTCGGGGGTCACAAATTTTGGATTTTTCTTTGCGGGCTCAACGATGAAATCGTAAACCGATTCGATCTCTTTCTCGTCTGGCAATGCAAATTCGATATGGGCAAAATCTCTTCTAAGCACCTCAGGAATTGCCTTATCAAAGGTAACATTTCCAATAATGATAAGGATCTTACGGGTTGCGGCACTTGAGAATTTTGCGGACCTATTGAGAAGCCAGCTTGTCTTTGACTTATCACAGTTACCGTAATCATCACTGAGGAACCAATTGAAGTTCTTGGCGACGATGACGGTGCCTGGAGGAACTTCATCGAATCCATTTTGGACATTTTCTAACTTGAGAAGCATTTCATCAGGGCTGTTGTATTTGCTCTCTCCCTTCTCTGTGGTCTCTTCAAAATCCCAGGTAGAGACAGCGAACTGGATCCCATTCTGGTTGGCATCGAAATACTCGGTCAGGCCTTTTGTGATATCTACTACAGTCTTGTTGATTTCTTGGCTCTCGCAATAGAAGTATGCGAAGCCGCTCTTTACTGCGAAGATCATTTCCTCGATTCCCTTCATGATATTTTCCTCCTCTCGATTTCTGCAATCAACTCCTCCATTGAAATTTTCTCCAAAGGATTTATTTTTACCATGTGGTAGGATTCCCAATGTGATTTTGCTTCTGCTGCAGTGGTTGATTTCAAAGAGCCATCTTCATTGACAATATACCAGTCGGCAGAAGTACCTTTCCCTCTTCCATCTTTTTGGCCCGTCCTTATGATGTCTCCAGGATTGGCTTCAATTTCAACTTCTCCACCATTGTCAGATCCAAGATATGAGCCCCAAACAACCTCAGCTTTTCCACCAACAGGCCAAGAAGTAATTTTGGCAATCCATGGACGGCCATACCGACGCTGGTTGTAACTACCAAATCTTTGCACGATCCTCATAGTTTCCTCCTTTTGGCAAATGCCAGAATTTGATGTTCATTATATTTCTTTGTAATCAGCCTCAGCAAATGAAGGAATCTCAACTTCTTCTTCACTGTTGCCCCAGACTCTCTGTTGCGTTTTGCTTGGCCCATATTGCCTCCTTTTGATTAAGAATCACATTCAATACGACCATTTTGTAATTTCATTTTTGATCACATCTCAGAGGCTCTTAACCCCACGACATATAGATCACCTCCTTCTATATTATAGTCCATATCCCCGCCTCCTACGGGGATTTCGCTGAAGTTTCATCAGCTCATCAGTGGGTTAAAACTCTAACGCTCTTGGAAAATTCGTTTCCAAACTACGGACAATGGCGACAGCTGCCGCCTTCTTCTTAGCGCGGTATTCAGTATTGGTATTGAATGCCTCTGCTGTCTCTTTGGAGAAATTCATTTCGACCTCTTTGATTGCCGCCGTGATGTTCTTGTCACCCATCACGTTCAGCCCCTTGAGATCTTTGAGGAGCTCAGAAAGTTTTAAGAGAGCATTGTCGGTGATTTTCTTGTCTGCAGTGCTCAACTTGGTGACAAATCGAGCCATCGAATCCCCAAGCCTTTTGGCAACATCAGTCGTGGCGTTCATCTCATACGCCTTCATATCCTTCACGTATTGATCTTTAAAGCCTTCGATTATCGCCTCTGATGCATCAATTCTAAAATCATCCTTGTCGAGAATTGGGAAATAACTGACCGACAGTTTGAAACCAGTTTTGACATAAGAGGCTGGAGGATAATCACTCTTATTGAACATTTCTCTCAACCTCTCCTTGTTCTCGGCCATGATTTCATCATATCGGTCAGCAAACACCGCCACAGCAGAATCATACGCTGTCACCGCCTTACTTAAGGCCTCATTGTATTTGTCGAACATCGCGACAGGGAGAATCCTTATTCCCGAATCGAGCCAAGGCAACGTATATTTCGCGTGAGCTAACTTGGCAATATTCTCAGCATCAAAAATTGCCTGGAGATTTTCTCTCTTAAATAAGGTCTTTACGTACCGCCCTGCTTTCGGAGTCTTGTGATTCACCGCCACTTCTTCAGTCACGGGGTTATCAGTGACTGTAAACCCTACGCCATTCCTGAAATTCAGCTTCACCAATACCGCTTTTTCCTTAATACTCTTTTTACGCTCTGTCATCTTCACTTCCTCCTTTTCATTTTAGTTGTTTTGCTGCTTAATCAACTCCCCATTTTTCTTGTAAATCTGTCTGGAATCGTCATCGAATTTGACACAGATACCAAGCACCATAACATCATCAATGGTGCCTATCTCACCAAAATGACTATCGCCTAACAGGACCACCTTAACCTTATCATTTGTCTTCCACTTGATCATATTATAATCTCCTTTGATCTGTGGCCTATTGTTGCCACTCTTAAAAAGATGGTTGTTTGAATCAGTATCGCCGCCAATATACATGCAAATAAAACTTCCATGATCATATTCTCCCTTCAATTTTATTTGGCCATCATCAGTGCTGGCACAACCAGCAGACCGAATGCTCCTTTCAATCATTCGGTTTCGGCCTTGATCAGATATCGAATTTCTTGAGGCTCCTGAGATAAAAATCAGATCCTTGGATCCATCTCGTTCTTGCAAGGGCATTGGCCTCTTCCACAGCATTTGTCCATTTGCAGGTCGAATTTGAAGATGACCACTGGAGTTGTATCCTGATTGCATCATTCCGGACTTCCTCAAGGACAGGCCAAAGTTTTTCGAGGTTTTTCTCAATGCCCCTGAGAATCATTTCGCAATGGACATAATTCCATTTGGCTATGATCACATTGGCGCTGCTCCATCTGATTGCATATTCCGGATCTTTCGCAATGTCGGCCTGGAATGTGACAATTACTGCTTCGTATTCTATCTTTGCCTTACGAAGCCACTCCAGAAAGTACTGCCGGGAAAAAGTCTTTTCCCTTTCCACCACTGCCCGCTCCTCTTCTTCAATGAAAGGCTTTTCGCTCAGGGAGCGAATATTCGCATACCCGACATCGATGGTCTTTAACGAGTTAACTGATCCCGCCGCATCATATTTGACGATCATCGGTAATGAGTTCGGTTTACATTTGGAATTGAAATTTCTAAATCCCAGAACCCATTTGTCGTTGACCTTCACCAAAACTTCCTGTCCTGCCTTTAATGCGCGTGCTTGTTCTTTTGTCATGATCATTCTCCTTTCGGTTAATATCAAACTTTATGTCCCAACTCTTTTTCTCCTTCTTCCCATCCCTTCCGCTGCGCCTGAATAGCATCATATCCATCATGCGTCGTCAATAATACTCTCAAAACTCGGTCTGTTTTTCTTGATCTTTCGATATATTGCCACACCCCTTTATTTCCGACAGGTCTGATTTCTCTGTAACGATTATGATGATTCGGCTTTCTCATGTCATTCTCCTTTCAAAGATAGATTAGATTTTGAATTTGTTAAGGATTGATAGTGCCTTGCCATGGCACTTATTTCCCTTACGGTATAACAAATGGAAGGTTTCTGCCGCCTTTTGCGATGAAAGATTATATGTGTATCTTTTAAAATCTTTCTTCCCATTTACAACAACTACGCTGATCTCTATTATCCCGTTCGTATGCTTTATTGACGACTCGTGGATCAAGTACATTTGGCACCTCCTTAATAATTCTGAGCCTGCGAAATGGCTTCTTCTAAACCACATCCTTCAAACTCTGGTGTTCTGAATCCTTTGCCCATTGACCATTCGTCTTTCGTGTAGACATTGAATTCAAATCTTCCTTCAATTTTCACTCTCGAAATTACCATCCCTTTTACAACTTTGAATTTCTTTTCATTGATTTTTAACATCACATTCTCCTTTTCTAATTAAGGGTTAATTTTTTTGATAACGACTACGAGCCAACCCACCAACTTACGCTGATGGGAAGGACTTATTCGTTATCTGAAGGTTCACGCCGTCCTTCTTGGCGACAAGGTTTCAAGCCTAACGTATGCGACGCTCAAAATCACTGCCTACTCTCAATAGGCTGGTTGACGTTCATAACGGCTCCCACCGTGTTCAGCGAACGTGTCTGGAAATGATTTTGATTCCTTGAATGGCCTCAAGAGCTTCATCTTGATAACCAATGCCGTGGCTTGCCATCTTGACATTGGACTGGGCCTCTCCTTGGACTAACCCCAAGTGCTTGCCTCTCTATTTTCGGATTTTCCCGGATCCTTACCGTGCCAAATGGCTTGCCTTCGGCCCCTCCGTGTTTGTGGAGTGAAATCTGCCTTATTGTCAATGAACGATTAAATTTTGCCTCAGTTTAAAAGAATACGGTATATTGTCAAGCCTTTCAACAGAGATTTTTTAAAATATTTTTAAAAAACCAGAGGATACAGCCAGTTAGGTGGCAAGATTTATTTTGGCTATTTCAGCCTGAATCACATGAAAACCGGGGAATCACGGCTTGAACTTATAATGATCAAAGGAGAGAGGCATCTCAAATCAATAAACCAATACAATTAAGAGGTTATCGCAAGGCCGGAACGCGTTTCTAAAACCTATTGAATACTTTGGCAAATTCATTCGATTTTTTAAAAATACAGTGAATCTAAGGATATCTAATAGAAAAAAAGATCTATTTCTGGAGTAAATCTAAAGAGACGTGACGGCCAAAAACTGCCTTGTTCAAACCGCCAGAATTGGATGATCACAGGCTTTCTAACAATCCGCTGGAAGAATATAAATCCCGCCAGGGAGGAGGACGAAACCCTGGCGGGAGAAAGCCGCTTGGATGGGCCGAGACATCCAAGTAGCGGGCAAATTATCTGTTGGGGAACGGAGTATAATTTACCGTCACCTGTCCGCAGTCTATTCCTCCGACGAGATTTGCTTGCCCAAAATTCAAGCTTGCTCCAGTTGCTGAAGAAACGATTGAATCTCCTGCTTCCCCTTTTGTCCTTGCCCTGACAATCAGAGTACCTGCTGCCAATGTGCATATCGTTGCAGAAGGATGAGATGCCGCGCATGTGTATTTTACACCTGCCCCAGCTCCAAGCGTCATGGCAAGGCTCAGATTTTGAATTGATGTTGCGGTGGTGCCTCCTATCTGTACGGAGCCTTCTGCTGTTGCCGGCGTAGTCCCAAACTTATAAACCTTTGTGCCGATCGTTACCGCATTTCCAGAAGCAAGGGTTCCCGTAATTGTCAAGGTGCCTCTCGATGAATGGCCAGATTCATAAGAGGTGATGTCTGCCCTGACCCTTTCAACGAGTTTTCCTGTTACAAAAACCAGCCTGCCTCCTGCAACAAAATCAGCAGCAACGAAGGTCGTAGTAGAAAGGGTTGACCATATTCCTCCCGTGAGACTCCCTTTCAAGCAGATAACCAAAGTGTCCGTGCTTATCATCGTGGAAGATGATATTTCAAGGGCATGCTCTGATTTCGGACATTCAAGTTGCTCCGGTGCACCGGCTCCTGCGGCGATTACTGCATCAAGCAATGTTTTCATATTATCCAACCTCCTTATTAGTATTTACCCGGATCAAAGCAATGTGATCACACCAACCAAAATCCCGCCTATGCCTACGCCGGCAAGATACTTTTGCAGATTGTCCCAAAAAGAAGGTGTTGCCTTATCGATCTCCTCGGCGCAGACCTTATCCTTCATTTCCTGCATGGTCTTGGCTGTTACCAGCAAACCTTTGTAAATCTCAATTTGCTCTTCCATGAACTTGACATTTTCACGGACAATCTCTAATTGTTTCTGAAGCTCTGCACTTTGCTCCACAGAAGAATTTGCAAGCTGTTGCTCTACTATCTTTGCCTGCTCTAAGGCAATCAGCATCCTATTGGCTGTAGCCTGTGTCAAAACAGATGACTCCTGCGCCACACATGGTACAGGGAGCAGGAGTATAGCCAACAGAAATAAAGCGAGCAATAAGTTCTTGCATATCTTTTGCCGGCTGGACATTTTCCTTCTCTTTTTGAAGTTCTGCATATTTCACCACTAATATTTTGTATTTGGCTTCGGACACCGCCAATCGGTTTTTTAGATCGGTTATCTTTTTATCCTTATCGGCAATAGCCTGCTGATCCTTGGTTGCCTGTGCCGTCAACAAATCAACCTGCGTCTGATTTGTATTGATATTTGATTTTGACGGCCAGCAAATATGAAGGCCAACCGTAATGGCTAAAACAATTGCCACCAAAATCGCCCACCTTTTCCACGTCATTGTGATTGCCATAACTCCTCCCTATAATCTGGCCTTGATCTTTTTGACGACACCATCAATAGCTTGCGATGTCCTTGTCTCGATGCCAGATGAGACAACCTCCTCGATAGCCTTGTCCAGGAGAGTAAGGAATTTTGCTTTGTTATTTTTGATAACAAAGAATCCGACAATTACCATGACCACCATGCCCGCCACAAACCAAATGATATTTCCTAACATAGTCTCTTTCCTCCTTCACCAAAATGATATGCCATCAGGGCCACGTCGATATTGCTTCCCATACTCGTAAATCTTTTTGCTGTAGTCATAATTCACTTTGCAAAAATCGAGTATGCTTCCACTTTTTAGTTTGATCTTTTTCCTTTCACAAGATAATCTCATCAAATCCCAGTCTGTCACGCCTGCTCTTCGATACTCTGAAAACAAGGTTGTTCTTCCCCCATTGTAAATTTGCTCGTCAATCCAAAGTTTCTTTGTCCAATTTTCTTTCATGTGAATCCGATGCATATAAAACGCCTGCATCCTGATCGCATGTTTTGGATTGTAGGGATCAAGTTTCTCGCCCATCAAAGATTGAATGTACTGACTGGTCTTAGGCATAAATTGGGCAATGCCTTGTCCTGCATCAAAAGAGGTCACCGTTGCTCTGCAACAGGATTCTTGCCTTAATTGCCCAACCCCATACCACCAAGGATAGGCCCAGCCAAAGTATTTGATATGCTCCGTGCGGACATCCTTGATAAATGAAATGCACCGATCCGTCGCCTGAGAAATAGAAGGGACGATCACAAGCCACAAAGCAACGAAGATGTAAAACAGTCCTGTTCTCAAATTGCCATCCCCCAATTTATTGAATCCCCAACATAGAGATGCATGTGGAGATTGTGGTTATAGCTGGACGTGTCTTCATCGCGTGTTGCCCTTCTAATCAGCCCTACATCTTCCTTAGTCATATTTCGCTCCGCGTATTGCAAAATGGCTGCCCTGATTTTGCTGTGCATCAGAATCTGGTTGTTGCCATGCTCCCCATCTGATGTATATGGGAACGCTTCTGCCAACATCCTAACAAAAACAGCATTCCTCTCTGCATCAAACATTGCATTGAGCTCGCCATCTTCACCCCAGATTTTAACAATTTCACGGGCAAGGTCATCCTGGCTCCACATCTGAGTATGGTTGGAATTGCCCATCGTAAAATATTGGATGTCCAAAGACAGACACATCAAATCATTATGGGTCGCGTGAAGCGGACAAATTCCGGTGATGTCACTGGCGTCAAGAAAGGAGATTCTCTTTGCTTTACGATCAGGGAATTGAGCCTGCAATTCTTTACCGATCAGATCAATCACGCTGAAGTGCGAAGCCCGATACCATCTGTATGTACAAATGCCTGTTTCAATGGATTCGGTATCATAAATAGGAATGATATTTTTGTTGTCAGGAACGAAATGGCCGATGATCACCGGCTCTTGGCTCGCAAAAGGGCAAATCAGCCTGTGGCAATCCTTACCATAATTGGCATCCCATGCTGCTCTGATATAAGAATTCCTACTGGCAATGTCTGACAATTTGGTGTTCCGGGAAAAGGAGAGTTTATTTCCATCAGGACCGGTATATGTCGCGATCCCATTATTCCCCATAGTCAGGGTCCCATCAGCCCACGGCATCGAATCTCCCGGCTTGGCATTTGCAAAATAAGCATTGTAATCACTCTGCTCTTTGAAAAAACTTCTTTCCACAAAATCACAGTGCATTCCGCTCTTACCAAGTACCGTATACGCCCTAAGAAGCTTGTTCATGTATCCTCCTTATCCACCAACTGCGATTGCATAGATGACATACCCATACCACAAAGCCACAAAGCCTACTCCGCCATAATTTTTGTCTTTGATCATCATCTCAAGAGACAAATATGGAAAGGCAATGATACGCAATAAATGAGCCAGGGAAACCCCAATCGTCAATGTCAAGATCTTTGTTGCAATGAGAGATGCGAATCCAACCAAGGCCTCCTTTGGCATCAATAAAGATACCGCGATTATAATGGCCACAGTTATAATCAATTCGATCCTGGTTTTCTTGACATATCGGACAAATTCAAATTTTGGATTTTCAGACATACCGCCTCCTTTTTAATTAGCCTGTTACTGCAACATTGCCTTCACTATCATGTTTGTGATGATAGATCCTAAACCATTTTTCATCACACAAACCCTTACAGTCATCGGTATTTACTTTTTTGTTCAATTCTACCGAGGCCTCTCTCATAAAAGTTTCAAAATTGTCCAATCTGGTTTTTAATTCATTGTGTCTTTCCTTTGCTCCAGTTTGCCACTCTGTTGTTTTGGCATCAATGGCCTCATCTCTTTTTTTGATGAGGTACTTGATGTAGAATGCAAGAGAAGGAATCCCAACAAGAGTCACAAAAAGATTCCACGTTATAGCAGGCTCTGACATTCCTTTGCTTGAAGCATCAAGAGATGCAGCCAATGCAATCACAGCAAACAGGATCAGGATCAGATTTAACACCAGCAGGAATACCATAATTTTTTTGCTCATCAGTGTGCACCTCCCTATTTCTTTTCAATAAATGTTAACGCATAATACGGCGGTGTGTAATTGTGCCACGCATCAACCGACGTATGCCCATGAGCATCAGGAAAAGTTCCGTGACTATGAGAAATGTAGCCTCCTTCACTCAGCCCAAGGTATCTCCACAGAGCCCCATGAGTATGAATCCAGGCTTTACTATCCAATGATGCTGTAATGTAAATTCTATTGGCATCATCATGCTGTTCACCGGCATGAGCAGCAGAACTGAGGATAATAAAGTAATCTCTCAAATCAAGAGTACCATTGTTGCCATCACACAGCTGCCAGCCTTGAGGAGGACTTGCTCCCTCCCACATCGCAATGATTCCTGCAACCCCATCAAAGGCAGAAGTCTTCGTCCATGCGGTTAAATAGGTTCTCTTTATTTCCTCGACGGTCATAGCCATCGTTACATCGTGGGAGTGTAGACCTGCATAACCATCGTGCCAAGCTCCTGGACCACTTGTTTCATTGGTATTTGTTTTGGTATCCATGGTGCCGTGAATATGATTACCATCATAAGCACATACCTTGGCAGACAGGCCTCCTCCCGTTGCGATGGCGGCTCCTGATCTTAAAATGAGATCATCGTCGTAGCACAGCGTAAGGCCTGCGACAGGAGTAGCTGCTGTCTTGCCAAGAACAATAGCATCAGCAGGAAATTTTGTGTGATATGCGGTTGCTTTAATAAAAATCAGTTGCTGATATTCACGGTCATATTTTGCAGTTATGCCATGAGAATGACCGCCATTTTCTGACAGCCCATTACCTGTTGAATATATGCAATCAAAAAATGATCCTGCTAAGATAAAATCATTCCCTTGCCCAGAGTGCGCTCCTGCGACCGCCGAAGTTCTTGAAATTGAGCATTGCGCTCCACCAGAAGATTTGGCTGCATAGGTCGACCCTGCTCCTACCACCTGACGATTATCCATCGAGTCGAATCTCTCATATCCCTCAGGGACAGAAACCCCATTGAAAGGAATTATCAGTCCTTGAGGAACATAAACCGGGAGTCCTTTTCCTTCATATTGTGCTGCCTCGCGGCATCTTGTAGCTAACATAAATCCTCCTTACGGCGTTTTGCTATCCAATGAAGAAACCATCCCGTGCCACAATGTTCCTGCATTGAGAGTAAGAAATGTTACAATATCCACTCCAGCCGCCGACAGGGTTGGCTCTGTTCCTCCCGGCCAATTCACAGATGCCGGCCATGTTATGACTTTCGATCCTCCATTTGTCAAAATCAGGGTGAGGCTACATGCAATCCCACTTGCAGAAGGATTTAAAAAAGTGAAAGTAGTATGAGTTGCTAATGTTGCAGAAACGATATTGCCAAGAGTAATATCAATCCCCTGCGTGGTAGTAGCAATAGAGCCAACCGCGTTAATGCTTTCACCATAATCCTTGATGATAGGTCTCTGGGCAATATAATCTGCGAAATTTGTATCTGCCGCCAGGATTGTATGTTTATGCCCAGGATTCAAAGAAGCGGCATTTTTTAAGAGATAATCAAGAGAAGTGGCAACGGCACTTCCGTCCATGCCTATTTTAGCCTCTATCTTCTTGATGCAGTCATAACAGCCATTGACATCTGCCGCTGTTACTTCATCATCGATGTCAACTTTATCTGTTGGACTATCCAGTGACGCCGGAAAATTTGATGCAGGCCAAGCCATGGTATTACCTCCGAGTGGATTATTTTGTTGTCCCTAATGATACTCCCCTTGTTCTGAATCTGTCGCGCCCTCTGTGTCCCAGGTAATCCATTGTCATCGCCGGCGCTCCAAGAGTGGTGACCTGGACTGTCGATCCATAAGCAGTGCCAACCGAACTGACTGCATACGCGCGGACTCTGTATCCGGTACGTTCTTTCAAACCCGTTATAGACTTTGTGTAGGCGCCAGTGCTGAAACTGCCATCGTCATAAACCGTAGAGTCGGCCGTCGTGGGATCTCCGGAGGTCCCTTCCGTGTAACAAAAGCCTTTGCGGGTCACATCTGCCGTTCCTTCGTTTGTTACATTTCCGTTCCCGGTACAACTTGAAAAACTTACGTCGGTAGCGTCTTGAGTGGTGACGGTAGGAGCAGCAGCGGTTGAAATCCCATAAAATGCTAATCCGTGAGTGGCATCGGCAGAACTCCAACTTACTCTTGTATCCTCTGACATGTAGGTATGACCGCCTGTATTATAACTAAAGGTCACATAATCGTCAGCGGTCATTGCAATTTCATCGTTAGCATTAACAGACAAACTTTTGCCTGTGAAAGCCTGTTTACTTCCAGGTGAGACTGTGCCTAAATTTTCAGTATCTGTTAAGGTTATTAAATCGCCTTGTAACGATGCGCAAATTACATTGTGTGCAGTATAATAGTATTCATATACATAGATTGTATCAATAACACCTGTCTCTGGCGCAGCACCACCAGAAGCATAGAACCAGCGAGTACCAGACGTGTTGGCGGTTCCACTGCTATGATAATCGGCCCAATTTGATCCACCTAAAGTTACAGCCATATTATTCCCCTATCCTGTAAGTGCCTTCGGTTTTAATTGCACTGAAATCCGTACTCTTGATGATCTCAACTCTGGCCTGGCAAGCCGCCTTTTTAACCGTGTGGGCAGAACACACGATCGGTTGATTGCGGTTCAGTGCCAGGTTGCCAAGTTGCCAATTTTTATAAGCCATATCCAGGGCCAATTCTCCGACAAACAGGATTTCTTCATCCGTCACATTCGGTTCAAATTGGCAGAAGTGGCAGCAGAAAGGATTATGCTGCCACTGTTTCGGCAGGCCTTCAATCCATTGTTGCTGCTTTGCAATCTCCGCATTCAGGCTCTTTGTCTCGTCAAGATTACTGAAATTATGCGGCAGTATCGGCAATCCTGATTTGTCCTTTTTCAAGGATGAGACCATTTTCTGGAAAGTCGCGTTTGCGGTCTCAAGATCCTTCTGGTTTGGATATCCGGTTTCCGGGACAATGGGCACCTGGACATGATGTTCGCTGTAGTTGTGATCAGCTTCATCGAGGTATAGATCATACCGAACCTCAACCAACCCTTTGCGCTCTCCACATCCGGACTTCTCAATTTTGAAAAACATGCATCTCTCCTTAATCCGTAATTGAATTCACAAAACCCATGACTGTCACCAGGTTGGCAGAACCTGCGAAAGCCTTTACGGTCAGACCATTTTGAAGGATCAACCCCGGCATGATGGGAATCAACCCGCTCTGCGCCGGAATGGAGATCACGATATTTTGATCGGGAGCTGATGCGCCCCCGAATTCGATGGTCAGGGTAATGGCGGAGGAATGGCTATTAAAGGCCCACAGCCAGATCTCGTCGTATGTGCCGGGAGTGGTGCCAGCAATAGCAGTATGGATAAGCGTGCCAGCCGTTGCCGTTTGAACAATCTTAATGGGTTTGCCATCGGTGCTCCCTGATAATATCCGTTTGACTGCCGTAGCCATTCCCTACCTCCTATGAAAATACCTGCATAACGAGAAAGTCACCGCCACCACCGACAGCAGTCCATGTTCCCGGGGTTCCAGCCTCGGTGCAGATATAGAGTGTTCCTGCAATGGCAATGATGTCGTTTACCTCTGCCTCGCCCGAGGGCGTCTCATCCCTTTCTGCCAGGTGAATGTCTGCATAACTACTGGCAGTCGGAAAATATAATGGAGCATGTCTTGATGGATTGCCAATTTGAACACGAGCACCAGAACCCCATTTTGTCCCATCTCCCCAATTAAATTCATGGTACTTTCCGAAGATGCCAACCTCGTATATGGTTATGCCATCAGAATCAATTTGTGTCCTTTGACCAGAGGCACTGGATTTGAATATTCCTCCAACAGCAGTCATTGTGCCATCTGAATCAACCATAAATTTTGGATTATTCAAACCTCCGAACTTTATGGTTGATGTAAATAAATCTATTTGAGATCCTGATGCCGCTCCCCAATCAGCAGATTCAAGGAGTCCACTGATAATCTTGCTATCAGCAGCTCCTGTCAAAGTTTTTGCCGCAATCGTCCAGCCATCAATTCCACCAATATAACCGGCATCGGCTGTTATCGTGCCTTTAAAATAAGCATCTCCTGTGGCTAAGATTCTTACATTTGCAGAGACAGGAAATTGATTTGCTCCTCCGGCATAAACACCATCTTTGTTTATCAGAATGCCAGCCGAGTCTCCACTGCCATCCAGAGCCTTGTCGGAAGTTTTTATTGTGCCACCAACATACAGACGAATTGTCGGTTCAACAACGAGCCCACTCGTGTATTCCAAAGTTGTTCCATTCCAACTGAACCACCGCAGATAATCCCCAATGTATATTTTTGCCTTGTTACTATCACTATCGTCAATGCCTAATATGAATCCAGATTCAGCATTAGAAAAATCCGTCTTGCCATAAGCAATGTATGTGTCTCCCCCGCCATCAAGCAATTGAAGGGTAAGCGTACCAGAGACAACTCCGGTTTCTCCCAAAGTTACCGATACGAAATGTCCTGTTGTTGCTTTTATGTCCCCAACGATGGTGGCCGAAGTTGCTACAAGAACCCCTGCTTCTGTTACAGAGAATGGTGCATTTGCAGGAGTGGTATTGCCCGCCCAAAATCTTATGTCATCTCCTACAGTCACGGCCGAAGACATACCAACCATTCCTGCTGCATCGGCAATGGTATTGTTCCCGACAATCCATCCACCAATATTGCCAGAGAGTGCAGTTATTATTCCGACGATTGTGGCAGAGGTCGCAACCAACGCCCCTGATTCGGCCACATAGAATGGCGCAAGAGAAGGGGTGGCATTCCCTGCCCAAAACCTTATATCGTCTCCAGCTGTGACTGCCGAAGACATACCAACAACACCGGCAGCATCAGTCAGAGAATCTGCTCCGAGAACCCAGCCGCCTATTGTCCCGGAAACGGCTCTTATCACTCCAGCATTGGAAACAGCAAAGGGATTTGTTGCTATATCGAAAGTGGCAGCGCCAAGCCACATATTGCCATTGATATCCACATGAAAAGAAGTAGCATCGGCACCACCGATATCAATGGTTGAAGCAGATATGGCTCCTGAGACCCTAAGACCATTTACAGCATCCCATGAAAGGTATGAAGTGGCATCTCCCAATACCATACCATATGTTTCGGCAACATAATCCAACAATCCATTCACATTTCCAAATCGCATCTTTTCGACATCTGCCACATGTAAGGAAACTCTGATTGGAGATCCTGGATCAAGAACAATATAATTGCTTGATGCACCGATTCTAACTCTTCCATAAAGCAGGTTTGGTTTCTGACCGGTGCCTGTTGAAGAATCAGGACCAGAGACTGCAGGTTGCCAAGAAGAAGCCGAATCGTCTGTGGCAAGTGTAATCACCGCAGGAGTTACATCAGCCCAGTCATCAAAATTTGAAGTGTATTTGGAACAAGTAAAATCAATGGAGAGATCTTTATTGATTTTCATTGAATCAATCAGGACTGCATATGTTCCCCCATAATTGGCTTGATTGATTGTCAACACATCATCCGGCTTTAATGCAAGGCAAGTCCCTTTTGTGGTTAATCTGATTTCAGCTTCCTTCAAAAGGGTTCTCTGAAAATGCAATGTGCCTACCCTCTGTGCATCTTGAGAGTCTTGCACAAACGGACACTCAACCGTTTCATCACTGAGAATGCTTGCAGTCGCTCCGGCAGGGGCAATCAATTTTACAAAACTGTCCTGCACCTGATCGGAATCCTGCCAGGTGACATATCCACTATCGGACAAATCCTCGTTGACAATATCCTGATAGGTAAATGATCCTTTTCCGCCTTCTGAAGTCCCAAGCACTTCTGCGGAGGTGATCGTCTTTTGTGATGTCTTTGAAAGAACGTGCAGTTCAATTTGCTCCCCAACTTGAAAACAGGAATGACACATCGTCAATAGTTGGGCGATGACTTTTTCTCTTTCCTGCTTATACCAGAATGCACCATTAAACTCTAAACCCCAGCTATCGTAAGTTAAATGAGCGGCATCAAATGATGCATTGTTAATCCTTGCTGCCGGCACTCCCATATCAAGCAAAATGAATTTCAAAACATCAGCTGGGTTGGTTGTATTGGTAGTATCAGATCGGCTGAATTGAACCGGAGGATCAGATACAGGTCCGCCAGTTGTCATCCACATGCCCGGAGAATCATCTACACCGTCAATATCTGAATCTGCGATGATCGCCTGAAAGACCTTCCAGTTTACAGCAGCCGCATCTGCCTTGGTGTATTGTGTAAATGTTGATGTCGCATGATCCCATTCACATTTTGCACCAAAACTGCGTGGGCTTCTGATCTTCGTTATCGTATAGGTATAATCATCAGAGCCAAGCAGGATGTATCCTTGATCTGTAATATAAACATCTCTTAATGGGACATAAGCAGTTCCAAAAGGGACAGGAACACACAACGCTTCATTTTCATAAGTGCGATCAGAAGGAAACAGATTTTGCGGATACTGAGTATTCGGATAATACCCCGTGAGATAATATTGCAAAAAATCTTCTGCTGTGATGGCAAGATTCTGGTAACCGGGACTTGCTGTCTTGATCCTGAAACTCCATCTTCGTACACTGAAATCTGATAAGAACAGCTCAACCAAAACAGAGCCACCCTTAAAATCAGAGAAGGTCAAAGCATTGGAAGGGTTGGATATATTGAATGTAATCTCCGATGGAGCAATGATCGTATTCTCTGCAAGATTGCGCTGAAGCTCTATGCCAGAGAAATCGGTTATAAGAATATCATCCTCTGATGTCTTGTAAACTGTCCCATTCTTATCTGTTACCTCAAACTCCCATTTCACCGCCTTAATGTCTGCATTTATCAGGGCTTCTGGGATGCCTTTGGACTCAAGTGCAGTTGTCCTGTTAAACATGCAGAATGGATTTGCGTAAAGATATGCAATCTCCTCAGCAGAGAGGGCACGGTTGTAAATGAAAACATGAGAGATGAGACCATTATGCCATCTTAGACCTGTAAAGTCCGTTATTTGTCCGATCAGAAAATTTGTAATTCCAGTATAATCGATCAGTCCTGTCTGTGCAGACGATCCGCCAAAAATGCCATCAATATACACTTTTTGTGATACGCCATCATAAGTACCTGCTGCTTGAAAAGGTGTGTTTAGCGAGATGGCATTTGAACTTTCTAACTGAACCTTTGCTCCAAAAATTATTCTTTTTGCAGATGTGACCGCCAACCAATATCCTCTGTTGCCGGTATTTCCTTTACCACCCAAAAAAGATAGGTCTGGTGGAAGAGCACTCGCTGTCCCGTTGGCAATTATCGTAACTGCCTTTGTAGGAGAAGTAATTGCTTTTTGACCACAATCTACATAATCATCCATCCCATCAAACGCCAGAGCATCTCCATTGGGGCCAAGAACCCATCCCGAAGTTGCAGATTGAGCAGCAACCCCACTTATCGTGCCATCATTCCCTTGCCCAGAATAGTCGTGAACCTTGTTGCCACTACCCTCGTTGAATAACCAGCATCCAACAAGACCTTGGGCAAAAGGATGAGCAAGATTTACAACCGAACCAATCGGTGGCTTTTGATTGGGATTAAAAATCATTTATGCGTCGGCTCCACATGCTGTCTGATAACAAATTTCACAACTGGCAATTGTGGCATCCTTGATGAATATATTTTTCATCAGGTGATTCAAATTGCCCGCTGTGGGATTGTTTACCGGGATGACCTTCTGCGCTGCGGCTGCGGTTGAAAGAACATCTGTCTTGAATGCAGTCAGGCTGGACAAGACAACAAACCTGCACCATTCTGTCCATTCTTCCACAGTTGCTTCTTTGCGGATCTGAACAAAGATTTCCGTACCGAGATGTGCGGTAATTCCCGTGATTGCAACATCAACATGAAGAGTCGCATCGTAGACTGCCGACAGATCAATCTCTGCACTCTCCTGACAAGCAGCAAGGGCAATCTCAGTCCATTCCAAAGGCTGAACATTTTGGGTCTTGGAAGGGCTGCTGATATTGGTTAGAGAGGTCAGCCTTATCCTTGCACAAACAGTCGAGCCTGTTGCGCCATAATTATTGTTGATTATAACTCTTGCCCCAGATGCATCCACCGGCAAAGAGATCGCCTTTGTCTTTACTGACTCTCCTGCCACGCCGTCTGCATGAACAGTAAAGATGTCCGCAGTATTCAAATGCTCAAATTGTAAATTATCGAGAACTTCTATTGTGTCGATGGCAGCCATTTTGAACCTCCTTATTTTTAAGCGTCTGCAATCCTTCCAAGGACTCTGAATTTTACATTGGATACACCATGCTGTGCCCTTCTAACAACCCTTTGCAAATTGCAATCAAACCGGATGACATATGTATGCCCATCATAGGCCAACCATTTGAAGCTACGGGCAATCCCGTTGGCCTTAGTGGGATCATAATACAGATCAACAATCGTGCCTGCCGTGGCTTCTGATAGCAAAGCCCAATTCCAAGAGACATAAAAGAGTTTCGTTGTCCCTAATGTGACTCTCTCTTCCGAATAATCATCGGCCATGTGGACGACCTGATTCATATGGCCATCCTCAACCGCATCTCCCTGAGCTTTTACTGTTAGTGTATAATCATAATCAGGGACAACATCAGACAAAAAATCGTACATTTCAGAAGCAGCCATTATTTCATCGCCCTCTTTGCAGATTTCTGAAGATCAGGATTGACCCTGAATTGTTTCGCAACAACCTTTCCGATCATATCTCCATCCAACACAACCGGGATGATAAGATCTCCCGTCTGATTCTGGGAATTGCTTGCAACCGCCTTGGCAATCGCTTTCACGATCGTTTCCGAATCAAACCCTACCGTCTTAAAGAAATTCGTTCTCTGTGGCTCGTAAGTGGGGATATTCCACTCCGCTCCCATCTCTCCTGAGATCGTAAGGCCATGCGTTAATCCTCCTCCAGCATGAGCCGGCAACGCCGATCCGGTCAGAACCGCATTGATAAGGCTCTCCAATAAAGAGACCTGCTGTCCACCATATTCAATCAAGATTTCTGATTGTTCTTTTAACACTCCGAGCTGTGACTCGGCAATGGCCAATGCCGTATCGTTGCTGGATTGGAGACCAACCACATCCGACATGACAGAAGAATACAGTTCCTGATAATTAGACCCGTAGGCTCTTTGAAATTCAAGATATTCCTGAACATAAGATAAATAACCTGTGATGTCTTCGTCGGAAGCTCCTGCTCCTAATGCCTTTGCCCTTTTCTTCGCATATTCATTTACCCAGGATTGGGCCGATTGAACCGGAGCAAGAGATCCTTGGCTCAGATTATCAATGAAGGTGGAGATCTCCTCTGCCCTCGTTTCAAATCCTCCGATGGCTTCAGTGAGATCTTCTGCCGCCCAGGTTTGAAGCTGCAATACCTGATTTGTCTTGCTCAAGGCATCGAGCTCCTGATGTCGCTTTATCGCCAATGCCTCTTCTGCATATCCTAATGCCTCAAGCAGAGGTATCTGATATTGATATTCTTCAATTCGCTGATTGAGTTCATCGGTTGCTTTGGCTGCTGCCAGTTCTGCATCATACAATGCCCATATTTGGGAGTTCATTTTCTGAAAGGCAACCCAAGTATTATTGATCATAACATCATATTCTTCTCGGGGTAGAGAACTGAACAATGCTTGCACGCGATTGAGTTCAGGACCCCAAACCGATTGGGATTGAGTTTGCAGATTTGTATATTTCTCCAGAAGAGCTTTTTGGGCAGCAGAGGTGGTAGTCGTTGACCCAACCGTCATAGCATCAAGTTCCTTCTGCAGACTTTGAATGCTTGACCAAATTGTATAGGTCTCCTTCTGTTTATCGGCTTCCAGTTGTTCCTTGGATGTATCTCTGATATCGGTCGCAATGCCAATCAATTTGGCATTATCCTCTTCAGACAAATTAGCCAGTTTCGATATTTCATCAAGCATGTCTTGATAAGTCTGATCAATGGTATAAATTTTATACTCATCCTCAGTCATCGTCATCTGCGCCAGTCTTGAACTCCATTCGGCAGATTTGGCGGTTACGGCATTTAGATCTTCCTGGGCATATATTTGCTTGAGGATTGCTTTACCTGCCTCTGTTGCTGCAGCCGATTCCTTTTCCCTTTCGTTTGCCAAAATCTTTAAGGTCTCTCCTTGGGCAGTCAGCAGACGATTATTAAGATCCTCAGCCTCATTCTGAGCTGTTATGGCATCAGCCGCATCGTAGGTTCTCTGTTTGAGAATGGCCAACTCAGGGTTGAGCTCTTCAAGTTCCTTTAATTCATCAGCACGACGAGCAGCCAAAACACCGGCAGAATCTCCAGAGGCATCCATCAATTCGATTTCAAGAGAACGCCGTTGAGCCTCTATCGAAGCCGCCTTTTCATTTACTTTATTCAAATCTGTCTGCTCAAAGATGGATTGGGCAAGTCCTTTCAGGGACCCATCCATTGCCTCAAGTTCTTTTGTACGGCGCAAGGCCAAGGCTCCGGCAGCGTCACCCTGAAGCTCCATCAATTCTATTTCAAGATTTGTTTTTTGCGTCTCAAGAGCTGCTGCTTTTTCCTTGGCTGTATTTGCATCGACCTGATCGTAGATTGCCTGCGCAGTTGCCCTCAAGGATTCATCCATTGCGGCCAATTCGTCTTGCCTACGAGCAGCCAAGGCACCAAGGGCGTCCCCGGAAGCCTCCATCAATTCGATGTCAAGATTTCTTTGCTGAACGGCAATATTATAAGAGGCTTCATCGGCATAATCTGTAAGGACAGGAGTCCCAGATGCATATCCGGGAAAGCTTCTGCCGGCTCTCTTTGCGTACGCAACAGATTGGGCATGACTCAATACTCTCTTTTCACGGGGGAAAATTATCTCAGCACCTTTCTCACCTGCCCAGAATGGAGTGCTGCCTTCATATTCGCCACCAGAGGCAAACCCTTCCAGTCCTAATCCCTGATCAACATCAAATCCATATCCTCCGAAAGTGGCTCCACCCTGACTACCATAACTGCCACCGAAATCGTATCCACTACTGTAACCTCCACCGCCACCCCATTCACCCGTGGCTTCATTCCAACCCATCCCGCCACCATAATCTCCGTATCCCCAACCTGTCTGCCCAAAACCTCCCTCTCCTTTACTTCTGACACCGGAGAGGTCGCCTATCATGCTTGATGCATTAAGGGCAGCTTCCATTGCCGATTGCATGTCTCCCCATTGAGCATCAGTCAAATATCCTTTGGCCATGTCAGCACCATACTGGATGCCGCCACCAAAATATTGTCCGTACCTGTCTTCATAAACATCTTTAACCGCCTCTTGGGTTCTCATGTCCATCGCATCCATTGCCTTCTCAACAAGGTACATTGCTACAAGGCCACCGATGGGGCCCAGAACTGTTCCTGCCATTCCTCCAAGAGCTTGACTGGCGGCAATCGATCCGATGCCATAACCTATTTTAGATTTGCTGTCGAGACCCAGATATGAAGATGCGGCAGCCGGGATTCCTCCGCCAATAATCGAACTCAGCAGGGCTTGAGGGCTGAGCAATCCAGACATCAACTGAGAAGTTGATATCTTGCCTGAGACATTCATCCCCAGACCTATCGCAGCAGTCTTGCCGTATTGCTGAGCGGTGCCAGACAAGAAGGACTGTCCGACTCTCCCCATTGATCCGCCACCCATTGCTGTATTTCCAAGAGCCTCTGATAATCCTTCAAATTGAGTGCCATATCCACTGCCGTACATTCCATTACGGATTTGATCGGCGACCTCAGCCGGGACAATCATTTCACCCGGATGCGCAACGACAGGGATTCCTTCTTCTGGCCCTTTCAATTCCCAGATGCCCTTTGCTGCGAACAATGCAGTTACCCAATCGACGGCAGCTGAAGCATTTGCCATTGTCGCCTGCGCAGCGATAAACTTAACAACCATCTGAGATAACTTATTAGACATGACCCTTGCAACACCATCCCAAAGATCACGCCATTCTAATTCAAATTCACCAAAACGTCCGGTCATAACATTGAAGAATCCATCTGACATTTCCTGTTGTGCATCATGGGCAAATGTTGTGACAGAATCAGAGGCAACCTTACCCCATGTGACATGCTCTAACTTTAGCTGTTCCAATCCTGCCTGAACACCCACAAAAAACTTATTTGTATTTTCTCCCATTTCAAGATTGGCCTTAGATAAAGCATCTTTCTTGTATGCTTCAATGGCCTCAAAAGATGCTCCGTCTTTTTTGTATGCCGCAGCTTGAGCATCAATCTGTTTGAGTCTTAATTCATAAAGTTTATCTCCATTGTTCTTGTCCTTACTGAGCAGGTCTGCGTTGAGATCAGCTATTCTTTTCGCATTCTCGGTTGTTTTTTCAAGTGTTGCTTTATTTTTATTTTCTTCAATTTTAATAGACAATTTCGCGTACTGCTCTTCTGTTATGAATTTCTTTTTGAGAAGATCCTTAAGAACCAGATCCTTCATGGTGGCTTTGGCAATGATCTCGTTTATTGCCCTTTCATTTTCTGTCACGGCAAAATCGGTCTCTTCCAAAACCATCTTTTCATATTCTTTCAAACCGGCTTTCTCTTTTTCCAACTGAGCAGTCTCATTCTTCTCCCTTTCTTCTGCCCCAAGTTTGCCGATCAAGACAATTTCATTTTCAATATATTGAGCAATGTCTTTTTCTTTTAGTTTGTTGGCCCTGAACTCTTTAACCTCTGCCTCCATCTTGGCCATTTCTTTTTCGGCAGCAGATAAGCCTCCTACTTGTTCAGCTTCAAGTGCCGAAGATTTGATGGCCTCGGCCAATTTCTTCTCTGCGGCTTCTGTTTCAGCAGTCGCTTTCTGTTTGGCTTTTTCTGATGCGAGTTTTGCATTAGCCTCTTTTGTCCATCTATCCAAATCAGCTTGAGCTCTCTTGATTGCAGCCGCGTCTGATTTTCCGGCAGCCTTTTCTAAATTTTCAATATTCTTAGCCGCCTTACCCAACAGATCTCCCGCTGCGCCAAGCAACATATCGGCTGTCCCTCTGCTCTCGGCAGCCAATTTTTTAGCAGCGGCAATTGCCTTCTCGTTTTTTCCTGTATGCTCTTCAATAAAGAGATTGAGTTCATGAATCTTGGTAATAATCATTGCAATCCCGCCAGCAGCACTCAGGCCAGCAGCGGCAAAGCCTTGTAAAACGCCATAGGCTTTCTGCAATCCGGTATTGATCCAGATCCCCATAGTCTCTTTTGTTTCAGAAATTTGGGCATGAAATACTTGCAGTTTTTCAGCGGCATTCGCAACAGCTGGCCCCATTTTTGCAGATTGAAGAGCAGCTCTGGCAGTTACCAAAGAATAAAGATTTACATCTTCAATCCCTGCGGCTGCCGCTTTAGTGACCAAAGACATTTCTTCCTTTGTAATCAAACCATATCTTTTCAATGCACGGGGCATATTGGTGCTGATTGCATCGGTTATATTTTCATAAGCATCTCTGACATCCTCTCCTGCAACACGAGCAGACACACGAGCAATCTCAGTCAGCTTTATGATTTGATCACCGGAAAACCCAAGCACCATGCCCTTAACTGCCTTCTGCATCAAATCACTGTCATCGATGGTTCCCGCAGAAGCTCTTTTCATAGCACTGATAATTTTATCGGCGCTCTCATTAGCAGCAGTCGCAACCTGCCTGAAAGACTCCTCTGCCTGTTTGGCCTTTGCACCTTGCACAGAATAATCAAGAGCCTTACTTATGGCTATTCCGGCAGCGGCTGCAGCGACAGATATCGCCATCCAATGCGACTTGATTGATTTGTATCCAGCTGTGATCCTGTCGGAGAAATTGGCAGGGGCAAGGGTCTGATTAAATTTGGCAACCTCTGACCTTGTCATACCTACTGATTTGGCGAGTCGATCTACTGCATCAACAGCTTTATCCGCACCCATTTTGTCAAGCATGCGCTGACGGAGTTTATCAACCTCCATTGTGGTTAACTTGGTGGTCGCGCCAAGCTTCTCCAAATCTGCATACAATTTCCTTGTAGCAGTTTGGGCCTCCTCGGTTGAAATTTTGATTTTGATCCCTGCCATTATTTTTTCTTCCTTCTCTTTGCGAGACCTGGGATCTTTTCTGGATCTTTTGGTTCTTTCTTTTTCTTTGCGGTCAATTCTTTATAACGAAGACTCTCAATCAACAGCACCTTTTCAAAATCTTCAAGAGTCGCTCCGTACACTTCACATAAAGCTATGATTGCTGTGCTCGGGATAGGCCCAAGACCACTCATCGTAATTGGCCTATCCCGAGTGTTCGCAATCTCCCATATCCGCCATGCTAATGAGTTCTCGGGAAGAAGATCCTGCTTTGTACATTCTTCCGTACCGCATGGCGGATTTCCATCAAAAACTTTCTTACAATCTGCGCAGTCTGCTACATTAGGGTTGCTGTACCATCCGGCGCAGGCAATGAGTTTTTTGCTTCTTTCTCCACACTCTCCTGAACTGCTTTATAGAGAGCATCCGCCTTTTCAAGCACCTGGTCAATCAACTCGGAATTGCCAAGATAAATGATCTCTTTGTTTGCGTCGATACATCCGAGCTCATTCCCGTCTTCGTCCTCAACCCCTTTCCATTTGATGATGGTTGCAAAGATTTTGAGGAGCTTGAATTTGTAAAAGTTGTGATCAACAAACCTTTGCCCTTTGTCCCACTCCACAATCTTAACCTTTTCGAGCATGGCATTTACTTCTTTTGGTGACAAAGGATGCACCAAAAATTCTGCCTTTTCGCCCGGATCGGCTCCCTCAATGATGATCCATTCCTCGATACGTTTCGTTCTCAGCTTCATCTTTCAATCCTCCCGGAAAATTCTTCCCGGTCATTTTAAATAACGGCGGTGGAGGGAGCCGGGATCTCCCTCCCCACTGTTGCCAATGGTCCGCCTTTACCTCACAACAATCTCCGCACTATCTTCCCCGACAGTCCCAAGTGCTGAAATCGGAATCGTCAATTCCACAGCAGGAGAAGCGAAGTTGACCGTAGGAACTGTCAGCTTGCACTTGGGCAAATAAATATCCACGATTGATCCTGCCGTATCCCCGAAGGTTATGAGGACAGCTGATTCGTCACCATCAAAACCTTTCGTAAAATACTCAGCGGCAGATTTTCTGAAGTACAGACCCAAGGACGAAGAGATGCTTCTCTTGTCCTCAAGGAAGTCTTCAGGATACTCGGTTCCGACCTCATCCTCGATGTATTTCTTCGGCGTCTTGAATGCGATAGATCCGGTCTTGATCTTCGCAAGCACAGAGTCGATCTTTGCCACCGTATCCTTCGACTCAATAGGATCTCCGATCTCTGTTCCGGGAGGCAAGTACCCTCTGACGATAGACCCGGAAGCCCAGGTTGCAGCCTGAACGGTTGTCGACAAGGTGATCTGATTGAGGGTCTGATCCACAGTGCTGATCAAGCGAACCGGCGTTCCTGCCGATGAATTATAGATATATGCCCCTGCGGAGAATCGGCTGGCGTCAGACACCTGGATAATCTGCGTGGTGGCGGCACATGCATGGGTAAGAGTGGCCGTACCGGCATAAACCATTTGCATCCCTTGCCCATCCATCGTGACCTTCACTGCTCCATCATTGGATATGTCAAAGGTTGCATTCTCGATACTGCAGCCCGACAGCCCCTGAACGAAATGGTCTGTCTCAATCCATAGGGAGAAGGTCGGAGAATCGGTTGCCTGCCGATAAAACGGAGAAACCAACGTAATCACATTGGCTGCACTATGAGTGGCTGCTGTTGAAGAATAATATCCTCTCACACATCCGGTCAGAGTGGCCGCAGTGGCCGTTCTCGACACCCTTGTGATTCCAGTGTAGTGGATTTTCTCCACCTTGCCTCCGGCGCCAGCCTCTGCGATATTGATCGCCCCATTCACGGGCATGACCCCACCGGCAATCGTCTGGATTGTGATCGTAGATATTGTCGCACTTGCCACAGCATCCTTGACCACTGCCGTCGTTGCTTCATTTGCGAGTCCTTGCAGAACCTTCAAAAGGACTGATCCCTGAATAAGCTCCGCTGCTCCAAGGACTCCTGTTGGCCTCAGATACATTGCCAAATTCCATTTCCCTGCCGGCGTTGCGTTCTGAAACTGATCGAGAACATCCAACGTATTGGAAAGTTCCTCAGAGTCAGCAAATGCAGGAGTTTGGTTGATGCCTGCATTTCCGACCGGCCTGATGAAGTCGGTCGTCCCAACCGGGAACACCATTGTTCCCACCACACTTTCGATTCTGGCGAAGACGCGCTGTTTTCTTGATAACCCAATATCTTCTTTCGTTGACATTTCCCACCTCCTGCTCTTTCCTGTACGGAAAATTTGTGTTTAAAATCTTTATCCTGTCCAAGCATTCAGATCACAAGAAACCATCAAATGATAAAATCCATTCTCTTCATCGATCCCTAAATCTTCTGTGCTTGGCTCGTCAAACCTTGCTCCTCCAATGTCCGCTCTCTTAAACAATTTCTCCAGTCGGTCTGCATATCCATTTGCAGTTTTCAAACCTCCTCCCGGTGGAACAAATACAGAGATCATTATTACTCCAGTCCTCAGACCGATCCCATCGTCCCCAATCTCACCAACAAAACTTTTACCCAGCTTTATTCTCGGCCTTATCCATGCAGATGCAACGGGAGCGCTAAAAGGAAAGTTTGGCAAATCAATAACAGTGCAGGTCGCCCATGATGCTACCAAACTTGCCATGATTGCCGATCTTATTTCTTCTACTAACATTACTCGCCACCCATCGGTTCCAGTCCTTGAATCTTTGTCAATTTCTGGTTTAAATATTGTGTAAGCTCTGCAAGGGAGACTCTATAACACCCTGCGGGAGCTTGCTTGCTCCATCCATTTTCCAACTTCTCGGCATAAGGCAGATTGTTAAACAGATAAATATCACCATCACCGACCTTCCATGTCCACCTTGCGCCTTTTTTAAGAGCGACCTCTGCTGAAATAACTGCGCCTTTACTGCCTTTGACAATATCCTCATCTCCTGCCGGCTCCATATTTGCAATGCCGTGGCTGGCACGATATGCTCCGGTGAGAACTGGCGATCTTTTAATGATCGACCTAAAGACATCCAGCACTCCTTTTCTGATGACTGCGGATATGTTGGCATCAATTACAACCGCCATCTTTCGCAGTGCCGCAGAAAATTGACTTGCTGACTCGGTAAGCTCTTCACCGAGTTCCATGGAAGAGCTTAACCACAACTGCTCTTCTAAGTCTCGAGAATATTGTCCCATTTCCGATTACTCTCCTTTGGACTTCTTCCCAAAATCTGACCTCTTCAGCTGCTTTATTTCCGTCTTCAAGGCGCTGATCTCTTCGACCAATGCTGCCTTTTCTTCATCCCTCGTTTTCAGAGCATCCCTGAGCCTGTCATTCTCGTGAACAAGAAATTTTCTGCTTGATCTATCGTCTGCCATTTCAGCACCTCCTACTTTTGTTTGTTTCTATCATCAATCTGTTTCTGGATCTCAGCTTTATCGGCTTTTAAACTCTCAACGTCCTCTGCGATATCCTTGTCCTTCGGATACTGTCTTTGCTGAATCCTTGCCCTAATAAGAGAGTCATTGATCTGATTAAGCCGGACAATGTTTCGATCCAGTTCCATAGACTTCTTGAACTCTGTGGTAAGCTCTTCCTTCAGCTGCTTTAAATCTGCGGGAGTAGCCACAAATGTAGGAATGGTCATAATCCCACCAGCGATGGCAATCATACCCATTATCGTAGCGATCCCTTTCCAGCATCGAGCTATAAATCCAAACACAGAGCCTCCTTATTTCAAATCAGCTAAATAAATTATTACGACTCCTCCCGGTTTCACTGCTCTGGTGCTTTTGGGAAACCAAGTATCTTCCCCACATACAACTTTGTATGCTATCCTGTCAAGCGTCGGCAATCCAGAGGCAGGAAGAATAAGCCTGACACTGTCCGATCTGCTGTATTCGCCATCTGTATTACGGACGACAGGATTTGTAATTACCCCAATCGTGCTGTATGAAGTAAGAGTGGCAGAAATTGAATCGGACGTGGCATTATAAGTGCCAGGGACGATCTTACAAATGGTCATCGCGATCCCTTTGTCAGCGATCATCCTTTTTGCAGAGGCTATTTTGCTATTCCAATCCATTTACGTCCTCTTCACATTTGCCGTATTGGTGTTTGCGATGAGTCCTTTGAGAAATCCTTGAATGGTTCTGTAAATCACTTTGGATGGTTGGGTCCCAAAAAACTCAGTCTCAATGACATCAATCCTTTCTCTCCTTATATTTGAAGTGACATTGGCTTGAAGGACTCCTGGAACAACCGACTCTTCATAAGCAGCCCTGCAAACAGCATTCTTCAGCCCTTTGGGGATCTCTTCATAATACAGAAGATCCTGAGAAGGATCAACCCCAGCCTCATCATAGATGCCGAATCTTGGCCATTCAAGAGGATCATCATAAGACATTTTCACTCCCTTGAAATTAAACTCAGATTCAACAAAGGCCATCCCTCTCAGGATTGAGGTTATCATGTCTGTAGTGGCAAGGGAGGCCCAAGAGCTCAATCCATATTGGACGCAGAAAGTTACGACCTCATCTACAGTCACGTAGGAATTTGCGGAAGGGGTTGATGCTGTTCCGTCTTCAATGACTAAAGTAGGTCCTGCCATATATCGTCCTCCCTAAAATGGCCACCATCAGTGACCCAATTAACTTCTCAAATTCTGCAGCAGAATTATCAGGTCTGCTTTTTTCATGTCCTTGAAGGTCTCGTCGGGATCGAGTTTCAGAATGGCCGTTTTGAGTTCAGCAACGGTCATGTCATCCAAACTCTCTTCCTCTTTTTTCACAGGACTGCCGATAGGTTCGATCCCTGTCGCTTTCTCACCTTCGACGACCACGGCCTTTTCCGGAGGCTTCTGGCCGGGAGGGAATTGTAACATTCCCCTGTTGAGTGCGTCTCTGCGATCAACTGCATGTTTGAATGTGATCTGAGTCCCGTCCGCCAAATACGCCAGCAAAGGCTCTGCTATCTTTTTCGCCATGTTCTTAATCCTCCCCTCAATGAATTGTTGACGATACAAAATTTTCTTTCTTGTCCTTTAGATCTCCCACCGGACTCTCCGCCAAATCTTTTACAAAATGAACAGGAAATGCTGAGGTTGAAAGCTCCTCTTCTAAGGTCTTCATCATCCCTTGGCCATAAGAAGGGTGCAGGCTCGGGATCAGCTTCATCAAATTCATCAGCGCCTGAGTTCCGTCCTTTATTTGCGACAACGTCTGATGAAGGTAGACATAAGCCAATGCCTCTGGTCTTAATGCATAGACAAATCTGTTACCCTTCATCATCGGATTCTTCTGAAACAGGCTATATGAAAGAAGGAAATCCTTGCAGGCCTGAATTTGAAGGTCAGTATTTTTTGTCCAAACTCCAAACTCAAGAGCAATAAGAGCCATATCCAGATCGCCAGGAAGAGCCGCAATCCCTCTGGTCAACCATTCATATGCCTTATCACGATCTCCAATTTTCATGTATTGTCTGGTTGTGGTGAAATAAACAGAGTCACAAAAATGGCTCTTTTCAATCTTGTCTTTGTTCTCCCAATACTTCTCCGCCCAAGCCACCGACTCATGAATCTGCTGATTGTCAGCATAAAGCTGGGACAGGAAAAAGTATGGGAGCATATCGTCCATCTGGCCGGTCTCGATCTGCTTCATGAGCAGGGTATGCGTCCTTTCAAATTTAGCCGCTTTCTGCTCTGGCGTAAGATCGTATCCGTAATGCTTCAAATGGATTCCCGGACAGAAGACCGAGTTCCCTTCGATCTTCAATGTTGGCTGATTATGAACCATCCCTTTGTATTCAACTAAGCCTCTCCGAAAAATCCGGGCAGAGTTGAATTGGAGAATATCGCTCCCCTTCTGGATATCATGGAAAGTAATACACACAGCAGGATATCGATTATCCATTGATCTGAGAAATTCCCGGATCTGTTTGTTGTCCACATTGTTTTCCAAAACGAGTTCCTCATCTGCATCGATCGTCATTACCCACCGACCTTGAGCATAAGAGATTGCCTGGTTACGATGAAGAGAAAAATCATTTTGCCACTCGTGATGGTAGACCCGTGCTCCAAAATGTTTTGCTATCGACACGGTCTGATCTGTTGAGCCGGTATCCACCACCACGATCTCATCGACCAATTTCTTAATCGACTTCAGGCATCGCTCAAGATTTTTCTCCTCATTTTTTACTATCATGCAGGCTGACAATAAAATCCCGGTTTTCATTGTATGCTTGCTCCTTTCCTTATGACAACTTCGACAGCCAAGCCTTGAACTTGATTGTCGGAGTCTGAACGGCAGCGTTTGCCGATCCATTGAAGGTTACATAAACCCTCAGCCAACGATACACCGTACCGTGGAAGTCGTTATGGAACGGCGTCATATAACGACCGGTGGTGGACGATGCCGCCGAAGCATCCGCGGACTGTCTTCCATGGCCGACAGCCACTGGCCCGAGCCGGAATCCCGCCAGCCGAACCCATGCCGTAAATGTGCTTGTCGTTGATCCTTCCAGCTCCACCTGGATCAGCTGGCAGTTGGTTGCCTGACCGCTACCTGCGATAGAGGCAACATCAACAACAAACATCCCTTTTGTAAGACCGCCACCGGTGTCGATGACCTTGGCCACAGCATCAACTGTTGCCGCCGCCGTGGCATCGATTGCCGCCGAGCCGGTATCCGCGATGAGCAATTCATCATCGATGATCACTTTCCTATTATCCAACATGTCTGATACCTCCTTCTGTTATTTTTTATAAAACAAAATCAAGATCACCACCAAAAGATGATGATTACACCGCCACCGTGGTATTCTTGATCCCACGCAGCCGAGCAGCAGCACGTGGCCGCAACATTCCGAGAGTGAGATACCACTCAACCCTCGTCCTGTAGACAGGCTTATCCTGCTGCTCTCCGAGATCCCTGACATCCATCGGCGAGGACTGAAGCCCCATCACCCCATTCGGTGCAAAGCTGATGCAGTAAATGGAAGTTGATGTCGCCTTGGTTGAGGTCGAAGGACCAAGCTCGTCAAAGGCCATGATGTCCGAGTTGTCCTCATCCTTGTCCGCGATCATAATCGGAAGATCATTGTATCGCGTCACCCTGCGACCGAATGCATCCAGATCGTAGGTGATGTACCCACCGACAGATGCGCTTCTGGCCGCTGCCGAAAGCAACCGACGCATTGTCTTGTTCATCAGCAGATGGGTCGCATCCTCCACCGCGTCAATTGTCTCGTCCAGCTTGGCCAGAGACAAAGCTGCATAGATCGTGGTTGCCGATGACTCGATGAGCTGATCTCCGGTACAACGGACCTGCAATCCATCGAAGGACTTCGGATCAGAGGTCACATCTCCCTTGATCATCGCTTTTGTCAAACTCAGGGACAAAGCCTTGATCTTGAGCCCTTCCTGAGTCCCTCGCTGGTTGGCCCCACCGGTCTTCACCAAGAAGACATCGACATCCAGATCGCCTCCGGCAATGGCCAGAGATTCAACGACCGGCTCGAGCTCTCCGGTGCTTTCCGTGTAGGCCTCGTTTACGCCCCTGAATGCAACCCCAGGAAGCATTTTCTCCCTGTTGAACTTGAGTGCATTCCCCTGGATGTTTTCAAAAGGCATGTTCAACAGAACATCGCTGTTTTTTGCAAACAGCTGCATGACTGTCGCCTGAAGATCTTCATCCCTTCCCAATGCTTCTTTTGCAGCTTCGATAAGTGTCAGTGCCATTTTTTCCAACCTCCTATTCTTGAATTTTCTGGTTCATTCTCCGCAAACAAAAATCCCGGCAGAATAAAACCAATTAAGGTTAAATCCCACCGGGATCTCGTTTCGCTGCTCCGCTTTGAAACTAATTTTATTTACTCTTTCGGCTCACCGAGCCTTTTATCATACCTACCTCTCATGGATTCTTCCCATCAGATCGCTTCGCGCCGCAAAGATATGTGATAGGAAGTTATGTCTGCTTCTTATGCCTTCTTCTGGTCTTGCCTCTCATGGATTCTTTTCAATCTTTCCTCAGGACTGATCTTTGACAGATCCTCCTTGCCTTTAGAAAGATCCTGATGCTGACCACCTGTCCCGCCGCCACCGGTTGTCGTTTCAAATAGAAACGGGGCTGTCTGAGAAAGGATCATTGCCCATTCCTCAAATGTCAGAGGATTTTTCCCGTCCTTGCCAAACAGGAGCTTGTCCCCATCTTTTGGAATGGGCTTGCCATCTTCGAGCCGCCATACCCTCTTCCCTCTGGAGATAATATCCTGCATGGCGTCTTTCCGAACAGTGCCCACAGCAGTCACGGCCTTGGTGATCTCCGAATCAATCAGGACTTCAGACAATCTGGCGGTGGTTTTCTGAAGCTCGGCCTCCTTGGTCTCGTTTGCCTTTTTTAAGGCTTCGAGCTGGGCTTGGAAATCGTTCCGCATCCGCTCAACCTTCTGCTCAACGAGTTCATCAAGCTTCCCGGCTTCGATCAATTTTTTGTCTTCGATCTGCTGGATCTTTTGCCTCATGGCCACGATCTCTTTTGGATCGCCAAGATCCTTCAGCTGATCCTCCAACTCCTTCTGCTTCTTCATCAAAGTGATATTGGTGGTTCGGAACTCCTCGATCTTTTTCTTGGATTCCATGTCCTCGTCTGTTTGAAGGTGAAATTTGCCATCTCCGGCCAGCTTATACTGATCGCGAAGACCCTCCGCAACGTCCTCCAACTTGTCGATAACCAACTTCAATGCCATATATTTTCCTCCTCCCGGTTTTTTGTTAAGGTGATTATAATTGTTATTTTTACAAAATAAAAGATATTTCTTCATCACAACCGTTTATTTTTACAGCCAACAGAATGCTGATATCATGCAAATTCGAGATCCAACTTATGCTCTTTGGCATATTCACAGGCTCGATGTATTGTCAAAGCTATCGCCATCGATTGGCTTGACAAAGGCTTTGTTAATAAATCCTCTATCTCTTCCAGAGTCTTTGTCAGATTTGTGTTATCAAGATCGACAGGCTGGTCTTCAAAATGAATTACACCCCAGTTGCAATTCCTTTTGACTAAGGAGGGATAATGACCATACTTGCAAATCTCATTCATGAATTCATTGATCACTGCTGCACTGCCAAGGTAAAATCCTCGGTCTTTGCTGTAAAATAATGAGATGCTCATTTAATCACCTTTTCTAATCCATGTTCAAGGCTATATTTCTCTGTTTTGCGTATTGCCTATATGCTTCCTCTGTCGCCTTTTTTCTGCTAAATGCAAGGCCATGGTCTTGTTTTGCAGCATAGGTTTTAACATAAAAACTCTCTCCGTGTCCCCATTGTGCTTGCCAGCTTGTACCATCCCAATTTCGGCTCATGCTGGAGGGATACATCGTTAAATAATCCCCTTCTTTCTTGATGATGGACTTAAATTTATTTAAGCTCATCGTAATGACTTCTTGCTTTTCTGTCACAGCAGAAATATCCCCAACTCTCTTTCCCCATTTATCAAACTTAATACCAAGCTCCTTCCCATACCTGTCGTAAGAGCCAACAAATTCCATTGCCTGCACATCAAAATTTCCAACCCCAGCTTTTTTATAGACTGCCATGATATGGTCTGGCGTACTATCATCTATTATTATAAGTCTTGTTTCAAGTTTATAGCCCATCTTCTTACCAAAGGCAATTTTATCGGCAAGAGCATCCCTTTCCATCCGACAGGCATATTTCTTTGCAAGGACATGCTGTGCCTTTACCTCAATAGCTCGTTTCTCAGCAGCGATTATAACATCCATCGTAAAGGTATGGGCTGTTGTTATGCCTCCCTCCAACTTGGCTGTAAGCTCCTCGGCCTTATATCCCAACTGGACTTTCTCGAGTCTGGCTACATTCTTGCGGACATATTCCTGTCGTGGATTATCTGCCATCATTCCATCACAAAACAATCACCAATGAAATCGGCCACTCGCTCTTTATCAACAGCGACAAGCGATTCATTGGTTGCTTTTATCTTCTCTGCTTCTTTGACCAACTCTGCTCTGCTTGTTGTAACACCAGTCCCTAATTTGGCCTGCAATTCTTTAATCGTCAATGGGCTACCATTGTTGTTGACAAGATCCACCATATCAAGTTTATTCTCAGACCACAGCCTGAATTTCCCAGGACCAAGGATCTCTTGCTGGATATCGACAGGTTGAGATTTGAGCCATTCATTATATGTTACATTGCCGCTTACCTGTCCATTCATCGATGATCGTTGGCCGACCGGGATGCTGTCAAGAATCCCCAATTGTTTCTTTGATAAGGGAGAATCTGTCCCTGCCAATTCAGCCCATGATTTTGTGATTGGCGCGGTGGTACACCTGCAATTATGAACAACAAACCCTTGAACAATATAACTTTCATCTTCCTCTACACTGAAATTATAAAGTCTTTTAGGCCTTCTAACCTTCCACTTTTTTATAACTGAAACTTCAAATTCGGTAAATTCATATTTCCCTTCATGATTTGCAAATAGTCGATTAAGCTCTTCTTGAACAGATAACATATTTGATAATTGATTATCATCGTATCTTACTACTTGCCATCCCATTTTTTCAAGAATTTTTTGTCTCCTTAAATCTTTGTCTTTAGTATCCTTATGCCAAAAAATACCATCAACCTCAATAACAATCATCAAATCTGGAATTGCAAAATCTGCAAAATATCGGCCAATAGGGCATTGTCTAATATAATCAATCCCAAGATTATCCAAAACCAATTGCATCTTTTTTTCCAAAGAACTCATAAAACCTTTTTGAGCCATTATAACATTTGGGTGAAGTTCAGGATGGGCAAGCATTGTTGCTTCTCTTGATTTTCTTTGTTTTTCCACAAATTCCGGGTTATAACTTGGATTTCTTGTCGTCATATATTGATGGATGCTGGTTTTCCATTTTTCACTATGTCTTCGTTTTTTAGAATTTTCTTTAACATCGTTTCTCTGAAAAGGATGAATTCCATCAGCTACCATTTGTCTTGTTTTAATATTCGCGGCAGCAGTTCCTTTTTTTGCATCTCTTAATCCCGATTCATACTGCCTAAGATTGGATTCACTATTTTTAATTGAAACACTTTTTCTTCTCTCATCAGTCCAAGTTCCTGGAACCATTTCTTTAGAACGGCAAGAGAAACTACAATATTTCCTAAAATAAGGAATTTGTTTCTGACATTCTTTCCTTCCGCACTTATGAGATAAAAACAAAATTTTATCTCCACTTTTTATATCTTTAGCTGGACACCATTTCCCATTAATCATAACAGGATGATCTTCTGTTATCGTTAAATTATTCCTCCAACCCAATCCTTCCAAAGAAAATTTAACGACCTCTGGTTGTTGGCTGTGAGCAAAAATCAATTTTGTTACTTTTCTAAATCTGCCTTTATGAGTTAAAACCAAATCTCCTTTTTCAATTTCACCGATTGGCTTCCATCCTTTTAAAGTATAAACAGGTACTTGATAATCAATTAAGCAATTAAAATGAACGGGAGTCCCCGGGAAAGGAAGCTCATGCCCAATCGGCTGCATATCCATATCGTACTTTTTCCCATCATAGACCCGACAGCGAGGACAGGTAGCTGAGTCAAGAGTGGCGATGAATTCAAATCCATCCAACACATCGGCATTGGCCTTGTACGTCTCCTGCCTCGTTACATTGGCAACCTGCATGACGCTGGTTCTGACAAGGGCTGTCGCCTCTCGCTTGGAGATACTCATTACACCTGGGGTCAAAGCAGTGCCCCGTATTCTTCCTATTAAATCTCCTACAGATTCGCCCTGCATCATCCCAATTTGTAAAGCCTGAGTACCTGCCGCCATCGCCTTTCTTAATCGGTTCTGGGTATCAGAGCTTTGCTTGTTCCACCAATCCTTTATCGTGGCACCATCGATTAGGGTGTTTTGGGCAATGCTTTTAACATTGTCTGGGGTGAGCGTAACCTGAAAGAGATCCGCTCCCACCGCATTGTTGAATTTACTGACTACATTTTTGGCTTGAGTTTTGGCCAAGGCAGTAAGCTCGCCACTTGTTAAGGAAGAAATATCTTTGTACCCTGTCTTGACGATATCTGAAATCTGTGATTGTAATTTTTCTAAACGCTGCTGCTTCCATTTGGTCATTGTCGGCGAAGTAGGGTCTATCTTCGCAATGGCAGCAACAATCTCATCCTCGGTCGATTTGAGAAGAGATTGAATTTTGCTGTTGAGACCAACGCCATACCGATCAGTGAGGATGGTATCTTTCAATGTAGCATCAAGGATCTTGTTTGGTATCTTTTTGGGCATTGGCGTTTCCTAAGATCCTCTATTCTGCAGGAGTTATGATGTTCCCATTTTCATCAATCTCGTTGCCATCCTCATCATACATACGCTTGCTGGAAAAGGCATTGTATTCGTTTTCAATCAAAGCCTTTTCGTCTTCAATTGTCCTATCAGGCGGCAGGATCTCACCGACCTGCAAGTTGTACAGGAAAGTGCCCTGGCTGATCTCGCCAGCCTGTCTTGCCTGAAGCAGAGCCGTGATGTCCTGAGCAGAGAGCTTGATGGATACAAAATCTCTATTCATCCTGACCTCTGTCTTTGCTTCAATCCCCTTCCAATCACCGATCAGATCAATTGCTTTGATGACCCCTTGCTCAACAGAGGTAACGATGCTTGACAATGTCGCGGTATCACCCGAATATCTCATCACCACAGTTTCTGCCGCTTCGGCTGCCTTCTTCTGCTCTTCGAGCATCCTTGCTCCCATAATGGCCATTTGGCACTCAAGTTTATCCAATGCTTTTTCTATCGCGCCAAGACCGGTTCCTGTAAATTCAAGGAACCCACACTGCGCTTGAGGATCATCAGAAACCCAAGCCTTCTCGCATCCGACATACAAATCTGTTTCCTTGCCAAATCCTGATGCCCAAGGAGTCGGCATTGCACAAAAATGAAGGCCGTGATAATAATCAACATTGACTTGCCAATGCTTTATATTCAAATTGGCGAGATCCACCAAAGGAGGTGCAGTCGGAATGGGATTGTTTGATACTGCCCCAAAAAAGACAAAGGGAATATGATCCATGTTTTTCCCTCTCACTTTTGGATAAATATCGTCTCCATACTGAACCCATTCAGCATCACCTTGCTTGTTTGGCTTCTCAATTTTTTGGAATATACTTACAACCAAAACACCTTGCTTGTCTATGTTAAGAAGCCTGACCTGATCTACTGCGATAAGGGAAAGAACATTTTCAGGGTCCTTCTTATAAACAGTCTCGGCCAAGGTCAGCATAATCAATTTTGACTCATCACCAACCTGTACTGTCTCCCAATTCAAAATCGATGCGCAGGGATACAAAGCAAAATACGGATTTGTATTGGTAGGTGATATTTTATCTTCAGCCACAAAAGGCATATCGACCAAAATGCCGTAATATCCATACGAGAGAACCTCCTGGGTGATCATCCTAATCACTTCCTGAATTGATTCTCCTGCAAGCGTGATCGATGAAAGCGATTTATCAATTTCTGGGCTTGTCTTGATAGAAGGCTCCTTGCGGATTATGGCACCTGTCAATCCTGTTATCGTCCTTGCGAATGCATTAAAAAAGCTTCCCCTGTCTCTATATGTCTTATACTGTGTTTCAGTTTGCCCGGACAATTGCGGCAAATACAATTTACCAGCCTCTTTGATTGCCTCCTCTCCTCCAAGGAGAGCTTCAATCATTGCCCATTTATTTCTCTGCTTCTCATAAAAAAGCCCTTTTGTATCTGGTATAAAATTCATATTTAAGATCCTCCATCAATCCCAGAAGTTTTATAGTCCGGCTTCTTTCTTGTAATCCATCATTGCTTGAACATAATCATATTCCGGAGCCCAGCCCAAACTCAAACAAGCCTCTCCGGTATCAAAAACACAACTGGTCTTTCTGACCTCCGGAATGTCTGAACGATAAATCAGGCCGCTACCTTCTTTGCCAAACACTTTTAGGATCGCCTTGGCCTCATCCTCAATGGTCAAACCAACTCCGGAGCCGATGTTAAAATATCCTTCTTCTGATTCTTCCGATATTGCTGCCATAATCGCAGAACAAACATCCTTCACATATATCAGATCCCTGACTGTTTTAGGAGGGTCGCCCCAGATCTCAATCGACTCGCCTCTCAATGCTTTTTGAATGAACTGATGAAACACACAATTGTATTTCTCATCACGACTTCCATATCCCCGGATGTTTGCCAAGCGGAGGATAACCCCCCTAATGACCCCACTCAAGCTATAAGATTCAATCATATCGGCAGCAGCAATCTTCGAAGATATAAAAGGGACAGAGTTGTTTTCCCAAGATCCTGTTACAAATGAATGTTCACAATGAGGAGATATTATGGGTCCTCTTGCATTTACATCCGAGTGCGTCATTGCATAAATCAAGGTGGGTATCCCTTCTTTGCGACAGAACTCCAACACATTAAAAGTGCCAATGGTATTGACCTTGAAATAGTCCACGGGTTTATATTTGTTGCCATCGATCATCAAGAGGGCGGCCAAATGAACAATAGCATCAAAGTTGGCCCCTCTGAGCCAATCAAAGGTTTCCGGCCTTGTCACATCAAGCTCATTATGGTCTGCATCTACCACATACCATCCCTCAGCCCTCATCATACGGGACAGATATCTTCCTATAAATCCCTTGCCGCCTGTAATCAAAACCTTTGCCATTGATTTCTCCAATTCTATTTTTTAAATTATTTTTGAAGGACCAACAAACCACCCCGTCATCTTGAATCCAGGAGGGTCAACGTGGATCTCGTTGAGAGGGTAAAGCAAGAGCCGGAGCTTTCTTGCTTCTCCAGCACATTCACAGCACAACGGGACTCGTGGCGGTTCCCCAAAAACAAACGTCTCACGCCACACCTGGGCTTCAACGCCCTTGTGAAAATAGCATTGCTCGGCCATACCCTGCACAAAAGATAACACAGTAAAAACAGTCCGAGCGGGAATACGCGCCGCTTTTGTCTTTAGATCAATAACTTTTACCAGTCCGGTATAGTGATCATCACTGTACTGTATAGGCTTACCGCTCCCGAACGCATCCATAAGGGATTTGTAATCTGCCGACCCGACCTCCGCTTCTATCTCCCCTTGATATTCCATATCACCACTGGTTGATTTTGCCATATTCATTTTCCTTTCCACCCGGAGTGTCTAACCGCAGCTCCCTGCTTGTATGCCTTCCCTTTTGCTCCTTTGCCTCTATACAACTTCCCTGTCTTCCCCCACTTGTAACCTATTATCTTGCCTTTTCTTCGAACCTCTCTTACCGGCATATTCATTTTCCCAAAAGAGAAAATGGAAGGACATAAAAAAATGGATATCCTTCCAATATCTGTTTCTTGGAAATATCAAGCAGAGGCGCACCATAGATTTGCGTGTAATATCTGTACTTGGATTCCTCTGCACCAAATCTTTTTTTGAAATGATAAAGCCCTTCCTGCTGGGGAATATTTGTCCCGCCCCAATTCCACCACTTCATCCCTTTCTGAGCAGCATCACCCATAGCCGAGAAGATCAAGAGATTCATTGGACACAAATGGCGATATTCTGACACGACGGCTGGTGTGATGTACTCCACCGTCTTATTAAAATACTCAACAAACAAAGCCCCAATCCGTGTCGCGCTGTCATCATCGGCAATGGCCACGTAAAGTTTATAGTCAATCTTTTTTCTGAGAGTCTTTTGTATGATATCAAACTCCTTGTTCTTAGAGACACCACCAACAGCTTGGATATTATCCTTATGAACGGTTTTTAAAAAATCCCAATCCTCCTGGCCGTAGGATTCATACACCATGCATTCCTTGCTTGCCTTGATTATCTGATTCCTTGTCTTTTGATGAACCTTCTTTAAGAGCTCAGATGAAAACTGCTCAGGCTCTTTGAACTCAGGAAGAGGCGTGATCAAGCCGATCCTCATATCTGAAAAGACATCATCTTCCTGCTCCGGTTTGAAAAAGACATCATAGATCTCATTATCAACGGGAGGAGCAATAAATGTAGAAGAATAACAGCCTGTCCATTTGGCTGTTTGCTTAAAGGCTTGTAGCAGAAAGATGGCAATTGTATCATCATCAGCAAGGACCCCAGGGTTGCTCCCAAACCAAGGCATAGAATTTAGAACAGGACCAAGAAATCCCTTTTTCACAAACGACGGCAATATACCAACGATCTTTTCTTGCTCTTTTGCTACAAAATAATATGGGATAACATTGGGGCAGATGGAACGTATGAAATCTCCGAATGCAAGAGAAGAGAAAAATGAAGACCTTTCGTGTTTTAGAATATACTCCTTGTAAGCATCCAGATCTTCTATCTTGAGCAATTCGACTTTCATACCTTCTCCTTTTGAATGGATTTTACCTTATTTTTTTATAACACAAAAGATATTTATTTACTTAAAAAACTCATTGTCTCGCAACTTCCTGGCAGGGTTGCCCGCCCACACCTCATCATCTCCTATATCACAGATAACAACCGAACCAGAGCCTATCAAGTTGCGGTTACCTATTTTTATAGATGGTTTTATTGTGCAATTTACACCAAACATATTATCGTCACCAACAGAAACCTCTCCGCTAAAGATTGCCCCTGCTGCAATGAGATTCCTCTCTCCAATATGATCATTATGGGCGATATGGACAAGGCTATCAATCTTTGTATAACTTCCAATTGTTGTAGCCTCATCTTTTCCTTCCGCCCTATCCACATTAGTGTTAGACTGGATTGCAACATGGTCCCCTATTACAACAATTCCTTTGTGCTCAATGTACACAGGAACATTCTCAACGTTCCTTTCGAACCCAAACCCGTCATAACCAATCGTACAATTCGGACCTATCACGACATTCCTACCTATAATAACCGAGGTACTGATCCTGGCAGTCAAATCTATATTCTGTGATGGTCGCTGGCATGATACAAATGCAACCGCCTTCGGACGAATATGCATATCATATATTTCATTCAATGTATGGAATATAAATCCTTGTGACTGCACAAATCGTATCATATTCTCAAGAAAAGTCTTGAGCTCTTTCATGTGATGTATATGCTCAGACGAAGGACAGCTAAAAGAAAGCCAAAGCCAGGAGGGATGCACATTTATTATCTTCAACCCGGGAGTCATAAACTGGTCTTTGAAATGATAAAAATTCCAATCAGTCGCGTTAGCCCAGTGATCATCATCCTCCCAAAATACAGGGAAACGAATAAGTCCAGGAACGCTTAACTTCAATGGGACGATGTCTCTCTGTAAATAAAGACAGATGTTGCTATCGTACCTGATTCCTCTCTTGACCATCTCCTGCCATATATCAGCGCTATCATAAAATGCATGAGAACGAAAGACCTTAACGTTCGGATACAACCCAAACATATGGTCAATAACAGAGACCATGTCCTTCCCGTGGGTTGAATTTACGCGGAAGTTTGGATGAATACCAACATCGTTTGGATGAGATTCAAGGAAAGCATTCACAACAGGACAATTATGAGTAGCAAACAGAGTAGGGGTTATTCCAAACCTTTCAAAAAAATCTATCAGATACTTTGTGTGTGAAGACCTTGCCCAGTCGATATCACTTGTGATACAAAATATTGGCTTATCCATTTTTCAAGTACCAATCGATAGTCCCTACCAAGCCTTCTTCCATTGATACCTGATGCTCAAATCCTAATAAATCTTTCGCCTTCAAAACATTTGCGATATGTCGCCGAATATCTCCTGAACGGGCTGGCTGATATTCAATTTCACCGACAGAAGGAGTTATATGCTGCATCAATCTCATGATCTCCTTAACCAGCCAAAAGATTGAATAGTCATGGCCAGAGGCAATATTGATCACCTCGCCTTTCAGCCCTTCCATTTTTCCAATCATCACAGCTGCTCTCGCAGTATCCTTGACATAAATATAATCCCTTGTTTGAAGACCGTCCCCAAAAATAATCGGCGGCATTCCATTGCGTATCCTGTTTATTGTAATTGGAATTATTCCGGCATATGATCCCGCATTCTGTCGAGGGCCATAATTGTTGAATGGGCGAAGGATCTTGATATCACAACCAAATGTCCTGTAATATGAAAGGCAAATCATGTCTCCTGCCGCCTTGCTGGCTGCATACGGAGTCGATGCCCTCCAAGGATGATCTTCGCACATTGGTTCATATTTGGCTGACCCATAAACCTCAGAAGAGGAAAACTGTATCAGAGTTTTAACAATGCCATCTTTCATGATCTCGCATAGATTCTGGACGATCTTAATATTGGTCCTGACATTTTCGTAAGGACGGCCAATGGAATGGGGAAGAGGCATCACCGCAAGATTGTAGATTGTATCCGGCTTGAATTGCAATATGACTTGATCAAGGGCATGAATTTTGCAAGCATCAATCCTGAGCAGCATAACCTCTTTTGACAAATTAGAAGCCTTGCCGAGAAAGAGATTATCAACCACGCATACCTTTATCCCTTCCTTTAACAGGGCATCAACAAGATGGCTGCCTATAAATCCAGCGCCACCAACAACCAGAGCTCTTTTCATTGTCATTTCTCCCAGTGATGAAATTCGCCAATCCCCAAATACCTTGCATCTGCAAACCCGCAAACGTCTCCTGGATTTTCCATGATTGCTTCAAAGGAGATCATCTCTGTATATTCAATGATTCTCCCATCTGCCAATATCCCGAAGGTTCTATCCCGGCCACGATCATGCAATATCCACCACTCTCTCTCAGAAAACCACAAGTGGCCTGTAGTAGACAGGCTGATCTGACGGCCTGCTATTTGCATCAGCCTGAAATACTCTACAGTCATTTCTTCCGGACTTGGCATCTCTTTTCTCCTTCAAATCTAAGACTTGTGAAAAGTTTTGTGTGCTGAAAAACAGAGCAGAAATTCCCATCTCTGCAGTTTATCTCTTTGTCACAATTATGGGAAAATGCACAATAATTGCTTTTGGGGATTTTCTTCTTTCTTATTTTAGCTTTGCCTTCTTCCATTCCCTCAAAACCTCAAGACCATAATATCTCGGAAGCGAAATTGCATTTTCATAAAGATAATTTGAAACTCCACAATCAAGAATCGGCGGCAATCTTTCTTGTCCTTTTGATTGTCTTTCCATCAAATTCGGATATCGACTACAGGCATGGGTTCCAATCCCGGTCTGAAACCCATGCTCTTTGAAATACTCCATAACCAGCGGTCGTTTTCCCTGCTGGCAGACCATAACATATGATTGATAAATATGAGAATGATCTGTCATGATCTCCGGTTTGGAAATGATGACCGAACGCAAGAATGGATCTCCATTAACCACTTCATCCCATTCTTTGGCAATTTTAATTCTCCAATCTATCATCTTTTCGATCTTGCGCAGTTGCGACAAAGCAAGAGCCGCCGTGATATCAGACATTTTATAATTGCCTGCCTTGGGATCAAAATAGAAAGGAGCATCCGCAGAATTAATCTGTTTGAATAAAGATCTGCGAAATGTTCGTTCATCACCAAAGCACGATAGCCTTCTCATCCTGTCTGCAAGCACATAATCATTAGTACAAATAAGGCCACCCTCTCCGGTCGTTATACCTTTGCTGGCCTGTAAAGAGAAACAGCCTATATCACTCATTGTCCCTGCTTTTAATTGGTCCTCGTCTTCACTGCCATAAACATCTATTTCCGTACCAAGAGAACAGGCGGCATCTTCAATCACATAGAGGCCATAAGTACTCGCCAAGCTGTTTATTTCGTGCATGTTACAGGACAGCCCAAACAAATGAACAGGAATAATGGCCTTTGTTTTTCTTGTGATTGCCAAAGCCACCATCTGAGGAGAGACGTTGTAATTTTCTCTATTGACATCGACCAGCACAGGAGTTGCCCCAACATTTGTAACAGCAATCACAGTGGCGGGGAATGTAAAATCAGGCACAATCACCTCATCTCCCGGCCCAATCTCCAATGCCATCAAAGCCAATGTCAATGCCGTAGTGCAATTGGATACACTGATCGTATATTTACAGCCAAGATACTTTGCTGCTGCTTCTTCAAATTCTTCTACCTTTGGGCCTTGGGCAACCCAACCTGATTGAAGAACCTGCTTGATTGCATTAAAATCGTCGTCATCATAATATGGCTTTATGAATGGTATCACACAATTTCTCCCTTCTCACAATTCATAATATGGGGCAATATTCTTCTGGCCGGATTGCCAACAACTCTCCATCCAGCAGGGATATTCCTTGTCACAACTGTCCCTGCGCCAATCATCGCACCTTCCCCTATTTCCACGCCCGGAAGAATAACCGATCCTGCTCCGATACTGGCCTTTTTCCTTACGAGAACAGGCCTCCACGCCTCTTTTCCTCCAGGAGGATATCTATCGTTACAAAAAATAGTTCCCGGCCCAACAAAACAATCCTCCTCAATCGTAACCCCTTCTGGTATAAAACAATGGGCTCCAATCCTGACCCAATCTTTAATGATAACGCCAGGACCGATTTCAACAAAAGCACCTATGTTACAATGAGCGCCTATAATACAATTGCCATAAATATTGCAAAGATGAGGATGCCAAATTTGTGTAGCGGAATGAATGATTGGATCTTTGGGACAGGAAGATTCTGTGGTAGAGGATTGCTGTACTGTGATTGATGACATTTTATTTCTCCCGGAAAGAATCTGGTTTATAAAACAGGAAGGGGAGATTTCCCCCTTCTCCCCTTCCTTGGTTGTCCGCCACAGAGCATATCTCTATGGCATTGACTCAGATACAGTTTCGACAGTTGCAGTTAAAGGCACCGCAGGCGACCCGAAGCCGGTCTGGATTTCTATAAAATAAATTGTCTTTCGAAATGGGGACTGCAATATGCGATCCTGCTATCATCAAAGAACAGGACACATATGCAATGGCCATCGGAGAAAGAGCCGAAGCCGAGAGGACCTTGACATACTCTCGTGCCGACAGCTGAAATTCGGAGCTCAAATAAGTTAAGGTTGTCAGATTATTCTGACAGGGCGGAGAGGCACCAACGGCCTGCTCCTGGCCAACGACAATCGGGGCATTATGTCCCCACACCGTTCCCGCGAAAATGGCAAACACCATCACGAGAAGCAAAAACATAAAACATACTTTCTTCATCTACCCTTACCTCCTTTCTTGTTGTTTATCAAAACCATATTCAACCTCTTTTTATTATTATAACCTTATTCTCAATAACAGTAAAAGATATTTTTTGTCTCACTCAAAACTCATTGTAAATGATGGACGGAACACTTCCTCCATCAAGATACTTTTTCCTATTCATGATCAGATCAATCAGGTACAGATATTTCTTCAAAATGGTCTTGGTGCTGAAATTTTTGATTGCGAATTCCCGGCTCTCCCGACCGATCAATCGTCTCATTTCAGGACAAGCCGCCATATTCCTCAGCTTCCCCTTCAAGGTGTCTTTCGTTACAATGATGGTTGGATTGTCAGGATACATTGACATTATCCAAGGGTCAAGACAGCTCAACACCACATGCCCCTGATACATACTCTCGATCCCGCTGATCCCCCAGCCCCCATGAACAGAAGTAAATGTGCAATTGTGTTTCAGCTTCCTCTCAAGACAGACCTGATTTGAAACCTGCGATATAAATTCCCATTCAATATCCTGCTTCGACTCATTCAGAATCTGATGCAGCAAATCATACCCCTTCAATGGAGATCCGGCAGAGCCCGCACAAATCCTTAGGAGATCTCCCTGATCACACAAAGGGATGTCTTTCTCATCCATGTCCCCATACTTCGTGAAATAAGAACCAAGATGATAAAACGAACTGGGCAATCTCCCGGTGATTGTCCAATCCGTACCTGTGATTGCTACAACTCCTGTCCTCTCATGGAAATTCCTGATTATCCCAAAATTATCCCGAAGCTCTGAACCATAGTATTTAACACAGCAATTATCAAAATTCACAAGGGTATTAAAATCAATTCCCGGCCAGTTGAATATCATGCGACCAAAATGAAAGAAGTCAGCATGCCTGCACCATTCAGCAGCCTCCTCTTTTGCCTCTGGCGTATTGAGGATGATATCCTTATCGTATTGAAAACCATCATCGTAAGCAATGATACAACGAGCCTTATGAGCCGTGTATTTATTGATGGCCCTCATCAATGCTGTTGGCTGGCCACCAATGTTAAAATCTGATATGATTGCTATATTCATAAAACAATTTTCCTTCCTGAAAGTAATTGAACATTTATAGGCTCGCCATCTTTTTGTAATCTGAGAACATGAAGAAGTTTTTGCACCTCCTGAAACACACCTGCATTCATTTTTACCTTTCGCCTCTTTTTTACAGGCTCCTAAACCGGGACCTGATCATCATTCTCAAAGGCTGCAAGGGCTGATTAAAGGTTGATACACTTAACCACACTCTGCCCGATAACAGGACTTCCAGTCTTTCCAGAAATCCCATCTTCCAGCAAGTTGTCACCGTACCATCTTCCTGCCGATAAGCAGGCAAAGGCAAATACTTCCTCTGTGTCTTGGCATAAATGCAATTGGCCTCAATAAAAGGAATTGGGTACATCAAAATCAAACGGCTCATGTCGGTCTCCCTCCTAAAATGTTTGCACACATAATCTTCAAGGTTTCTGCGGACAAAGCAGCCCTGATAGTTGCCGATGCGACATCAAGAGCGGCGATTTTCTCGTCAGGCTTGAGATCTGTTCCTTTTAAAAAGTCCAAAATTTTAATCGAATTTTTACTAACAGAACTTACATCCATTTTAGCTCTCCTGCGATGAGACGTATTGCAGTCTTTGTCTCTTCTCCATTATGATCTTGCCGAGATTATTCTCACCCCGACCTGTTCTCAAATCAACACCCCAAAATGTGTCATACCAGAAGTTCCCTTCCTGTATATGCTCCTCCATCGTAGCGAGCAGTTTTGACTTAAAAGGCTCCTGATCATATTTTAGATCTACAAGTTCCTCCATTATTTTCAAACGACCTTGTCGCCAACCTGGCACTACGGCGATATGATGCGACCTCTTTTTCACCTCTCCGGCTCTTACATCAGGATTTAAACAGAATCTCTTCCAGTGAATGTCATCTGACTTGGCCGATTGATAAGCATGTTCAACCGAAGGAAATAACCAGCCTTGAAATCGTATAGCCACGGGATAAAAATTACTCAGCCATCTGTACTCACCTTGAAATTCCTTGATCATTCCTTCGCCTCATTCAGATCCAAAACCGTCTGTATAAATGAATGGCCAAACCCCTTTTGCAGCAACTTTGCATTGGGAAGAACACAATGTCCTCCTATCTTCCCCGGAGGAGGACCAAGATTGCAACGCTGATATTCCCATTGCCCATTCTCCATGACAAGCTTGTTATAATGCCGATTGTAATCTTTTAGCATCTCATAACCTGCCCCAAGACTATCAAGCACCTGCTTACAGTACCTTGCCCACTCAATGTTGATGCCATAGATGGTGGTGGATTGAAGTTTCAGGAACTCTGTTATGTCCGCCGATTGAACCCTTACAATTTTCAATCCTGCTTGAAGGAAGAAATTTACTGCAAGATCTATTTCCCAGTAATCTCTTCCTCCTCCAATCCATCTTGGGAATGCCCGGATTGACTTGGCCATATTATCGTGTTGACCTTCAATCGGAGAATGTATTGCGCCAAGGTAAGAGCACGTACCGACAGGGACGGAGGAAAAAACAACTGTCGCTTTTGGCTTAAAATATGATTGATATCTCCCCACCACCTCAATAAATTTCTCGTTGTATGGAATGGAAATAAGAAGCAGGTCGGGATCAAGAAAATCATCATACGCCAAATACTCAAGGTCAGGATCATGAATCGCCATCTCGTGATAGAAAGAAAGAACTTCGTACAGTCCTTTCCCAACCTCGCCATATCCAATCAAAACTGCTCTCATTTTATTTGTCTCCCCTATTTTGTTCACCATCTGCCTCGCGTCGACATTAGTAGTTCTTGGGCAGCGCTACGGTTGTTCTGCGTAAACCGCATTCTTGGGCATCAGCCTCTGCATTCTCTGCATCAATAGTAATCATCCACCAAATGTCTCCGAGAGTTCCGGCAGGTATTACAGACAACGCAGCATCGAATTTCTCATCCATCAGAATCGGGGTATATTCAATCTCGTCCTTCATCTCCTCTGCAAGCCTGTTGGCCTCGACATTAAAATCCTCCATGTCTTTTGGAGACATAAAGAGCTGTCCTTTTTTGATCTCTATCTCAAAGGACTGGATATAGGCCAACAGCTGCTCATCATCACGAACCGATATTTGTTTGACAAGACCCGCTTTGAACGCTTTGTATTTCTCCGGCGGGATGAAAGAAAGACCATCTGATTCTATTGCCCTCTTGTCCTCTTCGAATGTCCTTTTGATGAGATCCCTAAAATTTTTCTCCTTCGGATAAAGATGATCAAAGTTTCTCTTCAACCAGTAAGAGGTTCTTGCAGGGATTCCCTTTTGCCTGAGAATCAAAGCCAACGCCTGCGATGCCGCCATGATCTGCGCAAGGGTCAATGTGATTTTATTCATTTTTGGATCCTCCTTTTTCTTTTTATTATAACCTCAAAATTGCTTTTCAAGTAATTTATTCCAATCCCCTTTCGTTTTCAAACCATCGCCTCGCTCATTATCTTGGCGGGGAGAAATATCATTACTTTGACATTGCTAAACTCCCCGCACTTTGGACACTTAAACTCTTTAGTCATATCTTTTGCTGTTCCTACCCAATGGCATGTATGGCACATCCGAATTAAAGGCTCGGTCATCACTTCACCTTTAGCCACTCCCCCACCAGCCAGCAGAAACGGGGCGGCGCGAAGAGCCAGTTAGTAAATGAGGGATCTCCCCATCGTGTATCATCATCTACGTCCATAGGAGACTCCCATCTTTCGTTACAGAAGAAGTAGAACTCACACCACATCCCCTTCTGCACCAACTTGTCCTTGAGGGCCATCATGTCGTCAGGGGTGGTGAAGGTGCGACGATTCACGATCTTCTCTCCATCCCACACTTCTTTCCCGCATATCTGGCAGGTGCTTTTACCATCAATGGAACTAAGTCGTGTGAATTTCCATTTATGGTCGCACTCCCCCAAGAACTCCATAAGCACCTTCCTGTCTGCGTCGGTTAGTTCAGTCATGGTGCGCCTCCATCCATTCAATCACTATCACACATTTCTAATAATTCTCTTTCTATTTTGTCCCTGCTTTTCTGTTCATCTAGTGTACAAAAATCCCTACCTGATCTAAAGGTAATTTCAGCTTGTTTGTATATCAATAAAATCAGCAGCTCCATCATCTCACGTGTCATTTCCTTCCCTCCATCCATTCTTTCAAAAGTTCTCCATGTCCCGGATAGGCAAAGAAGGCGTCAATATCAAAGTGTAGTTCTGGCTGATGCTCTGTAAGCCATTCTGAAAACAGATACTCTGCGAGCCATTCTGAAAACAGTCTCCATAGCCAGTCAATTCCAATATCCAGAAGTTTGCCGGTGGTGTCGAGGATGAGGTCAATATCAATCAAAATCCTCAGTTCTCCATCCCTGAAGTCTGCACCGCCAACCCTGTCCTGAAATTCCGGCCAATCCTCTCTCGTCATCATCACCTTCAACACCTCACAGGGATCGGCGGTGTAGTCGGAGTTGTAATTGATAAAAGGGACTATTTCCCCACAGGAATGACAGATGTGCTTAAATCCGATAGGCGGCTCCCTAAACTCAACAAAGCCGACATCGGAATGTCTGTGAATACCCGCCAGTTCAGCAAAACGCTTATTTCTGTCCATCGGCCTTCTCCTTCTTTACCCAAATCAGCAAGTTGATCAAGGCATCGGTGGGGTTGTTACTTGTAAAAGATTCTCCAGATGTAAATCTACTCTCCCAATTAGTATAACCAGCACAAGCAAGCCCTTCAATCCCTATCAGAGTTTTACGTTTATCATATCTCCACTCCGGCAACTCCCTCCATGCTTCGGCCATTGAGGGGGCCATGTAAAATTCCCATCGCTCCTTTCGGGCTTCAATTGTTGGGGTTACGACTCCAAGTACCCATGTATCATCCCATTTGTCATGTATCCAGGCTTTATCAACAAAGAGAAGAACAATCCCTACCTCTGACAACCTCTTACTGGCCTCAAGGCTTGCATAGTTAAGTGGGTTCATCGGTGGCCTCCTTAAGAGCAAAAGAGCCACATTCAAAGACGTTATCATTGCCCCTTCCACAGCCAAACTTAGGAGCAGACTGACAAGTCGCAAATTCACGGGAACAAAACTCACATAGATTCAAAACCTCTTCTTTTTTCGGGCCTCCATGACCAAAACAAGCCAACCCCGGAACATAGCCATCATATCTGCCATCAACCCTTTGCCTACATCCTGCTGCATAATTAAAGAATGTTTTGCTTTCCGGTGGCTTTCCATACGCAGTCTCATCGCAGAATACTTCAACCCCACCCACCCACATTGGGACGGAGCACCTACCAATACCATTTCTTAGCGTCATGTGGTGTTCTCTACATCTCATCGGTTTCCTCCTTAAGGGCGTCGGAAAATCTCTCCATTGCCCTTTGTTTCGTTTCGTCTGTAATATCTTTAGGCTCCCGTTGGTTAATGTAATTCCCATTATAGTCAAGCCCCTTAGATAACAACGCCTCCCGTAGTTTATCCCTCTCGGCGGTCAGGACGGTGATGCGGTCGACTGATTCGCCAAACTTTTTTACGAGATTGCTTACCGAAACAACGAGGGAAAAAATAGGTATCTCAGCAGATCCGCTTGGGCAAACCCTAACAACAACATCTTGCGGAAGTGTTACCTCGAGAAGGTAATTTATATTAGAATTCGCCTCCCTCACCTCCTCTTCGAAGGCAGCGATTACTTCTTTCACCATTGCTTCGATTAAAACGGGGTCAATAACCTTTTTCTCGTTTTCTGGTGAGCCATAGCCCCTTGCCAACGCTTCCCTGATCTGTGTTTCCACGTTCCTTCTCTCCTTTCAAAGTCGGGCGGGACAATTGCGCTATGGCAGGTTTGTCAGCGAGCCTATCCCTGCTTTCTGAAAACTCTCACGCTCATGCCCCGCCCTTTATGGCCTCTCCTTTAGATCATATTCCTTGCCATCAATCCTGATCGCCTTGTATGTGGCAACATCCTGAAGCCTATTATCCATCGCTATATAGGCATAATAGTTACCTACGCTAATCCCAATCATCAAAGCAACCAGGAAAATAAATCCGATCTTGTAAAACTCAGGCCAAAAGCCGGTTTTGAATACGGGTCTGAATTTATCCATACTAAACTCCTTATCGATCATCTGCCGGATCATCAGGAACAGCCCTCCATCCTTCCTGAAAAAGAGTAAAGAGGGTCTCCAATCTGTGTTTAAGAACAGCTATGCTTATACATTTTCCGTCATTCATTTTTCTTTCCAAAATCACCCTCTTGCTGTTCTCGGGTGTCGAAAATATCTTATAAATAACGAAACCAATAACGAAAACAATGCAGAAGACAGCAACACACGGACAAACAACCTCAAGGACAAACTCACCAACTTTTTCTGCTGTAAAAAAGGGCTCCATCTCATGCCTCCTTTTACCGATACTCAGTTTCGTCAGGACCGGGAGAAATCTCTTCATTGCACGAGCCACAAATAATGAGATCTCCCTCTACCGGATGCTTCCCATCCAATAAGATTATCTTATCAACAGAAAGTTCATCTCCAACAGCAAACTCCACTGTCGTATAAAAAGCAATCTGACCACACCTCTTGTGATATAAAGGATATATTGGAAGCCCGGTTGGTGATTCTTTGATACTAATCATTTCAAATGGCATCCAAGCTCTGTTATCACATCTGATCATATGTCTTGCATGTTTCTGGCCGGTTGGAATATGGATTGCCTCAAGAACCATTATGGACTCAGGATCAACTAAGTACTCCTTTCCGAGAGGAATCTCATCCTTCATTTCCCAAAGTCCGTCATCTGTCTTTGCCTTAATCAAAGTAGCTTCTACAAATGACATCATGCCTCCTTTTTCAAAAGCCTTGCCAATCTCATTACCTTATCGGCTTGCCTTTTCCCTTCGGGGTGATCAATCGGCCATCCCTTGTACAAAACAATCGCGCTCCTTATATTCCCCTTGGTGGCATCCAACTTTCTTAAAAGTATTTTCGCACCGATCAGCGTATTCACATCCTCCTCCTGGTGCAGATGGTTGTTGCTCGGCGGGATCTGCATTAATCCTTGATAATGCTTGCTTGATATTGCTTTTGGATCGAAAGAGGATTCCGAGTACATCAGCGATAGAAGAAACGATTCCGACAATCCCGTCTGCTTTGATGCCATTGATACCGCCTTCAGCACCTTGTCGCCCGGATCTCCCAACCCCACTTTGATCGAGGCAGCCTGGAGTTTGTTTTGGGCTTTCAAGGGCACCACAGGTTGCACAATCAATACCGTGGCAAGAATCTGAATCCCTAACAAGAACACCGATACAGAAATTGTTAGTATCTTCATTTTTGACCTCCTTACGGTTGAGAACCTTTCCAAGACTCAAAAGGTTCGTATTACCGCAGATCGGACAAATAGGGGACGGATTTGATAATGGTGTCCTTATAAAGGAAAAAACTTCATCACAATCTGGGCAAATATATGCATCAGGAACTTTCATTAATCTCACCTCTCCAAATATATTATATCCCTAAACAGGAATTTTGCGTCTATTTTATTGTATTGTTGAAGGTCCTTGAACAATGACCTCATCTGATTTTTTAGTGTCCTTGTTAGGAATAAATACGGAGATACCAATTACAACGCACTCTGGAAATCCTCTTTGCTTCAATATGGGGTTGATCAAATGAAGTATAAAACCGAGAAGATCGTGACATATTCTACGAGCAGTGCGCAACCTCTCATCTGACTCGATGATTTTCATCATTTCGGTTGTAAGCTCTTTATCGCTGATCATAACAGTTCCTTGCCTAAAACGATTGGGCTATCAATCCCACTCTTCCTGAAACCATGCTTGATGCTGTTCTGATTCAGCACCCAGGTGAGGTAAAAAATATCCTTTGGCTTGATGCCGCCACCATTCAAGATGTCTTCATACATGCGATTATAAAGGGATTGCATATCAATCGCCATGATGTCCAGCTTAAATTCTTTATTTTGAGAAATACTTGGCCCTTGACAAGCCTCTTTGTTAAAAATTATTTCCCTTACTTGCTTCCCTTCCGGCAACACGCTGCCTTCAAAACCTGCGCCAAGCAAGATGGCAAGATCAATATAATGAATAAAAAACTCATACAGGTTTCCTCCTGCTTGTCTTGGGTCTCCCTTCCATGACTTGAAAAATTCCTCATCCCTGACCATCACCGCCCTGACAAGATCTGCCGCCTTGGGAAGATTTTCAATGTAGCGCAACTGTAGACATACATTGATCCTATCATCATCAATCAATGGCTCCCAAGGTAAGCAGAGAGGCTTTTCGCAAATGACTTGCTTATTATATTTCAAGGCTTCTTGTGTCTGCTGACGATGGAGATATGTCGGAGAACAGATGACAACATAATCTATTTGGTTGCCCCAAACTCCTTCTAATCCTTTCATATCACACAAAGGAATATCTCCTTGATATATGGTCCCATCAATCAATTCTTGTCCTTTTAACAATGGATCACTCACCCATACCAATTCACCACCAACATGTTTAATTGCATTTTTATGACGTTGCGCAATCTTACCATTGCCTATCAGACCAAACTTGATCATACTGCAATGTCCTCCTAATCTAAAAGCCGGGAAGGGGAGAGTGCCAGTGCTCCCCTTCCCGAATGTCGCACGGCAGTAGGACAAATCTACTTGCCGAGCGACTGCTTCTTGAGATCCTTAATCGTCGGAGGAATCTGGGCTATACCAGCCCGAAGGCGCTGTGCTGCTGCCTTGTTCCCTTCGTCCGCTTTGCTTGCGTCCGCGCAAGTTCCCTCAAGAATCACAATCATGTCCTCAACCTTATTCAACATCGTTTTTCCTGCCATACTGTACTAATCTCCTTTCTTTTTTTTATTATACCCCTGTTTCCTTAACCACAGGCAAATTATTTTTGTCTTCATGAAGCGAATTTCTTGGCTAACTCCAAAGCCTCTTTTCTGTCGGGAAACGCTTCATTCATCTTCACGATAATTCCTCACATTCTATCCCTGCCGCCCTGAGCCATTCAGCGACAATATGCCGGTGACAGAATCCTGATTTCTCATAACACAAAAGAATCGCATCAGGGCCAAGATCCCTCAATACCTGCTGGGGTGTTGTATTGCTAAGAACGTGCCGGAAATACAGCTCTTCATATTGCTCTTCATTTATCAAATTTTTCTTGTACTGCGAGACTATGCTCCAAGGAGGAGCAAGGAGAGCATAATGTCTGCCTCTGAACCAGGAAGGACAATAGGCTGTAATCGCCACCGCATTTGCATCGTCCTTTGATTTCCCAAAATAGGAAGTCTTCATCCTACAGACCTTTCTTCAAATTGCATCATGGTCGTCCCATCTTCTATTTCATTGTAGAAAATCAGCCTGCTGCCAAGTCTTCGCATCTCTCTGATAATCCTACAAATGATTTCATCACGATAAATGGTTGCCTTATGCGGCTCACGCAGAGCGGCCACAGGCTTTATCATAAATGTTGTCACCTGAATTTCCTTCCTGTCTCCTTCTCAATCAAAGGCCGATCAGACGACAGACCTGCACAAAGATTCAGCGTCATCGACCCTTCATCGAGCATCAGTAACTTGTCCCCAGGCAATACACCGATTGTCCCCGCAGAGAGAACCCTGTCTGTTTCCTTGACAAGGGATTTATGGGAAGGGCTCCCGGCTGATCCTCCCGGGCAAAATCTCAATTCCCCTGTATCCAGCCTAACATATTTGTAAACCTTGCTCTCTTCAAATTCCATCGTCAGTTCCTCCTTTGCCTATGTTAGAGAAAATTTTGCTTAAAACATGTTTAAGGATTACAGTCAGAGCAATAACAATAACAAGAATCATAAGTGCAAGTAAATAATCACACCACATCAGCTCCTCCTTTTTCTTATTATATCCCTGTTACTGATTTTCACTCCAATAATCTTCTGCCGTGAGAAGTATAGGTGCCCATTTTAAGTATTGCTCTCGGGTCCTTGGGTCATTAAAGAATTGGAGATACTCGCCAGGTTTATATGCGGAGATGTTAAACAAATGATTCTCCGGAACAGTTGCTGTGGCTCTTAATGTCTCGGATCTATTGGCGCCATATCTGTAATTGAAATGCTGACGCTCCCTTAACCATTCAAAGACTGCAAAGCGTAATCCTTTTCTCCAAAAGAATATCTCCCCCAGGATCGCTTGGCCCAGGATCGCCATAAGGTTTGAATGTCGTATGTCGCCAAGTGGCTTTGTTTCTCTAACTGGCATCCATCCGGGCATTTTCTTTTTTGGCTTCCATCTTTTGCCAATAAAGATTCTGGCCTGTAGTCACCGATCCTTTCATAAGAGATTTATTTTTGGCAGCTCTGTATGCCTCAAAATCAGGAGCCTGCCCATAATGCAAAGTCATCTCCCCATCGTAAACCAATTTTATAACCTGATCAAATCCTGCTGGAGACCATGTCTTCGCCGGCAGATGAGGATGCAAGATCAGGGACCTGTCAAAAAGCCCTTGAACAATAAGGGCCACACGATTATATTTTCTGACCTCACTGGCGATGCTTTCCATGCACTCGTCAAAATGAACATTGCTCTGATCAAATGGTGCCCAGTCGTCAGGATTAAAACGATCAAAATCTCTAAATGGATTTTTGAAGTAATGCTCTTTTGGATGCTCTTTCTCCCATTGTTTACTTTTTGCTTTCTTGGTTTTATACTCCTTCAACACCTCTTCATATAGAGAGAGGGGAATAATTTCGTCAACCTTCTCGCAAAACATCTTGACCATTTTCAATCCCGCAGGATCATAAATGTTTTTGTCAGGGAATATCATATCGTCAAATTCAATCTCGCAAGAGACCCTTGATAATTGCTCCCCATTCCGAACATATAGGTAAGTAAACTTATCTGATATTTCACTGTGAAAATTTATGAATAGTTTAAGCAGATCGCCTTCCCAATCCCGGTCCTTAACCTTCCTCCTGACCTGCATGGCAACCATCGTCCTTGGGAAAGGCAATATCCTGTCCCTGTTCTTAGGACGAGCAATCCATTTATCAAATTCAGAGATATCTTTAAACTCCATCCCTCCTGATTTGTAATTGAGCAGGCATTCCTCATCCATGAATGCTTTACGCTGCATGATATGTAGTTTGGCAGAGATTGCTGCTGGCTCTCCGTCACTTATCTTTTTGATATGTTCCTCAAGTCCTGCATACAGCCCAACAGCAAAGATCCGGTTGTTTATTTCATCAATGGAATTTTCCATTGGGATTATTGAAGCCCGTGTCTCCATGGTTTCTGCCATCATCCATGCACACAATTCTCCTTCTGCTGATTTTATGGCCTCGAATAATTCCGGGAGAGTCTCTTCTTTTGCAAGGATCAAATCCTTTTTATATGAAACGATATTGTCCTTGCCTGATACTGCCATCAAAGCGGTAGAGTTTTCATCTTGGGTAGGCAATGCTTTCTTCTGGCTGATTCCTAATCTTGCGGTGACATCCCTGACTTTGCCTAATAAGCTCTTGACTTCAAATTGCCAATGGGAGATGTTTTCATCCATTATCGATTGCGGATTCTTCTCAAGCTCAAGACTCTTAAAAAAATCATCAAAATGAATCCTTGTATATTCATGTCCCTTGTGATTGTTATGAGGAGTATGAAGCTCCACAAAATTGGAGCCTATCTTCATGACGCAGCCAAGCCACTTATAAGAATCGCCTTTCTTGAGATCATGGTCGCCATCCCACCTGCTGATCTGCGTTACCCAATACCATTGCCCCAACTTTGGTTGGTCCGCTTCAGACAGAATAGAAATGGTCTTTGATTTAACTGTTAAGCTATCCCACTTTTCCATATTCTCATTCGGCTTTCCCTTTTTCTTATTATATCCCTGTTTTCATTTTCAACGATTTTTAAGTTCCTTTCACATCTACCATCCCGCTCTCTATCTTCCTAATTGGATATTTCCTATGGATGTAATATCCAACGCCATCTGATAAATGGGACAGCTCGGGATTTTTCTTTTTGTCTATCTCACCACTGCCGCCCTTTACGCATTGCACACCTTCAAAATCCTTGGCAACATGAGGAGCTTTGTTTGGGTCAATCATCATTCTTATTTTCCCTGTTACAGTTCGGAACCTTGAATTAACCGAATTGACCCTATCTCGTTCAGATGGATTGCCCCTTGCAACATCCAAAGAAAATCGATCCCCAAAATGGCCTCCCAAAATTTGCTTTACAAGATCCCAATCACTACCTTGCAATTTAGCGGTACCTCTGTTCCCTCCTGTTGGATCACCATAGCAGATAACTCTCCCTTGATGATTACCCCAATCTTTTATTAATCGATTACAAACAAGAACGGTATTTGAATTGCGAGGGATGTAAACCTCTCCTATTATCCCTGTCACAGTCTCACCAATCAATACTGCATTAGTCTGAAGATCCCTTACCTGCTTTTCCTGAATCACTGCGGCTGTCCCCGGCGCAACATTAAAATCAAGAGTAAAGATTAATGGTTGATTAGGATCATAAGCAATACGGGCATTATGAGTAAAATCAAAATATGCATAATAAGTCCTTCCTTCAAAATTGATAAAACTACCTTCATACTCCTGCTGATATGTCAATTCGTCCAGATCTTGCTTAGCCGCTTCTATTTCAGATGGCGGAAGTATATCTGCACTCTTCCACCAAAAATAGTCCCATTCGCCAGACTTATTTGATTGAGCTTCTTTGGCAATATCATAGTAGTGATTCCTTCCTTCAGGCACCCCAATCAGATCACACCATCCTCTTCTATCTGATAATGCAGGCCTGACGTGTTGTGGCCAGGTCTCTTTTTTCATATTACCATATTCATCAAGTATACCACCATCCCAAGGCTGCCCTTCAATTCGCTCTGGTTTATCCATACCGAGAACATGAATGGTTGAATTATTTATACCATAAATAATCAACTCTGATTCAGATGGAGGTTTTGATTGGAACCATCTCGGTGTAAGACGTTTAAGATCATCCCAATAAATCTTTTTGGCCTGATTGTATGTAGGGGCTGCAGCAAAGAATCTCGCATCATCGAAAGTTGTACCCACCATTGACCTATTGACCAATTTTCTCTTGGCCAATTCTGTTTTCCCTGACCTTCTTCCTGCAGGGTTAACATTAAAGCGAGCAGGGAAATGCCATAATCTATACTGCTCTGGATGATGTCTCAATTTAGTCCATCTGGAGGTAAGGATTCCAGGGAGATCTAAATCACGTACTGTTACGGGTTTCCTTGACGATTTCATTTTTATAATTACCCAGGCTCTCCAACACTTCCTTAAAATTCAACCAATCAATATAAAGATGGCCACAGTTATTGCATACAACAGGACCAGGTTTACTCTTTTCAAAACAATGACGACATTTTTGGCATCGGTATCTGTAACTCATTTTTTGCTCATCAAATCGGCAGGCAGCGCCTTGCATAGTTTGCTTGTCCCGGTCCTATGCCATTTCCTTATTGCTTTGGAAATTTCAATTGAATCTTCTTAACCGGAAACGGTTCGCCTGCCTTCTTAACTTTCTTAATAAATTCCCGCTCCTCATAATTTGGGATGCCAATTGTAAACAGAATTTCGACGCATTTTCTTCGCTTATCAATCTTCCTTTTGTTATACTTGAACAATCGTCTTGTTGCTTTGACTGTTGTGGTTTCATCAAAATACTTGACGGCTTTATAAGCACCACCTTCCAGAATACAGTCTGCCAATTCTCCAAAAATCTTTCTTGGTATTTTCATTTTCATTCTCCTTATAGGTCTCTTATAAGAGACCGCTCCAGAAAACAAGGCCGCTGCCATGCCCATTTCATTCCTTTGGTGCCGTCCTTTCCCCGCTTTCTTTTATTGCTTCTCTGATTTTCCGGGCTGCCTCGACGGGATCAACCTCTTTATTCCCTTCCCAAAACATTCCAAGGTGTTTACCAATATCAACTAACGCGGTTCTTTGATCAGATGCGGATGGGGTTTTAAACTCTATGTCCACCCCACCAAACGCCCGGGGCATCACCTTTATACTTGATATGATAGCCGTTTGATCCCTTGTTAACTCTGAGAAAGGCTTAAGAACAAAGTTATAACCATCCCATGTAGAGATGTCTCTTATGTTCGCAAAGGCCAATAAGGCCAATTGTCTAAGAACCATATCCTGAGTAATCTCTACTCTTTCTGAACGTTTTCTTTCCTCTTCTTGTATGAGTTCAATTACATCATCTCTTGCCATTAATTTACCGGCATTAACATTATCTGCCTGGTCATTTCCTGTACCATAACCACATCGTTGGAACGCCCTTACTGCATTCAGGTCTACCAAATACTCTTTTACAAACCTTTTGATTTTAATATATCTCTTCAAAGGACTGCCACTTTTACCTATGCCTTTGGGCCGGCCTCGTTTCTTCTTTTTTATGGGATCTTCTGGAAGGGTTTCACGGAATATTTTCATACCGCGAATTGTAGAGACATTTTAGATAGATTAAAAGATATTTTTTGTCAGTTACTGAGAAAAGATATTTTGAACTTATTCTGTTGTAGTGTCTATAAGGGTTAACATTTTATTACAATTTCCTATTTTCTCGACGTTAATGTCCTCAATCAAAATTAAATTACCTTCGTCAATCTCAGGACAATCCAGGATCAATATGCGATGATACTTGGGATCCTTAATATAGCCAGACTCAACCTCCCAGCCTTCCTCTGTACAATGACCTTTTGGGGAAATGTATATGCCCGTCTGGCAAGTTTTAATGGCCTTGACCGTTGCTATTAAACCTTTGTCTTCTTTTCGACGTTCGAGAAAAATGACACGCTTTGCACCATCCTCCCTGTTCTTGCTTACAAGATCGTATGCCAGGGCTGAGATAATCTTATGAAGTGACTTTGGGTTGGCCAATTCGGACCTGTATCTTTCCCAAGAAATGAAATCAACCCCTTTCTCCTTCACCAACGATTTCTCCCAATCATAAATGAATCTGAAGGTCTGCTCCCAATATGTATTTTCTATCTTCTCAACAGCAGCCTGATGGTTGTTCTCATAACCACATTTGATAAAGAAATCTGGCCTAACAATTCTAACGATATCTCCAACCTTGATTTTGCTCATACAGGCTCCTTTGGTTTTCCTTTACTGTAAGTTTGTTTGTCAATCTCGGAGAATTTTCCGATTGGAGCCATCATTCATTGTTGCGATATCATTATTTAATTTCTGAAGTTGCTCTAACTGTAATTTCTGTTTTGACTTGTGTACAACTATTGGTTCTTTGATTAACAATCCGTCGTTAAGTTTATTTTTTTTGAGCCAGTTAAACAAGTTTGCAACTGTACAACCATAACGCATCGCAACATAAGTTTTTGTCGATCCGTTTTCGAGTAACTTAACAATACCATCTTTGTATGGATCGAGTTTTGATTTGCCGGGGCCTTTTGGCCTTCCAAGCATTTTGCCTTGAGCTCTGGCCGCCCGCAGGCCTTCTTTTGTCCGAAGCGAAATGAGATCCCTCTCAATTTGCGCAACCATAGAAAAGACCATCGCCATCAATTCGCCTTGGAACCGACCATCCAATTCAAATCCGTTCTTGACATCATAGATAATAATACCTTTTTCTTTGGCAGTTGCTAAACATGACACAACATCTAACATCGATCTTCCCATCCTGGATAATTCCGGAACAATTAAACGATCACCACGACAAAGGGAATCTATAATTCCACCAAGCAATCTATCTTGCCATGGTTTAGTTCCAGAAACCGTCTCTTCGACAAACTGAACATTTCCAAAAGACCGAAAATCACAATATTTTATGATATCTGCTTTATTTTTTTTCTACATCTTGCGACGGGTGACTAACGCGAAGATAAGCAATATTTCTTCCCATTCAACCACCTCCTTTTCCATACTTCTATTATAGACCAGCCTTCATTTATTTCTCAACAACCTTGTAATAAATCTCTCTCGCCAATTTCGCATCATACAAAGCATTGTGCGTCTGTGTTGGATCAACCTTGATGCCCAGATAATCCGCCACAGTCTCAAGACGGAAGTTTTTTAACTCTGCCCGCTCTTTTCTAAGCTCTATCGCTGCTGCATACATCATACAGATCCATGGATGCCAAAACCATGAACCAAAATAATCATCATCGTTTCTGAGGAACCAGGCCCTCAGCATTTCTTGGTCAAAATCGCCTCCGTAAGACACGGCTTGGAATTTGTCTTTTTTATCATACTTGTCAACATATCCACCAAGTAGCTCAATGAACTTGTCATACGTCTTGCCAGGGTCAGCCATCTGGTTCAACTTCTCGAGTGTGATCCCCGTTACCTCTGTCACTTTTGGATCAAAAGTATTTTGCTCAAAAATATCACACTCGAATTCGAACTCCTCTTTTCTTTTTCCGCATTCAATAATGCCACCAATCTGCCAAATCCCGCTCTTCTCTCTATCTGTCCCTGTCGTCTCCACATCAATGAAAATCAACTTCAACATATCAAATCTCCTCTATCTTGAATTTTTGGGGGCCTTATTCATCAGAGTCTTCCTCTTGTCCTTCATTAATCAAAACGACCTCACCACGACATATTTTCCTCGGCCTTACAGTCTCGCCATCTTTACAGCCATTTGGACAGCATATCAAAATTTCTCCAATATTAACTCGATTCCATATCCGCGACAAAGGGTGTCCACCATACGGAACTGGTACAGGCATCGCTCCACAAGTAGCACAAAAACTAATCGTATCTCCCAACTTTATGATAGAATACTTGATTCGATCTGTCATATTGATACCGCCTCCATGCCTACAACTATTTTATGGCACTTATTACAAAGACGATAATGATCTTTTTTTCCTCCCAGACCTATAAAGACAGGCGACTCGAATCCCGTGTCGCATCTAAGACATAAACACGTTACAGTTTCTTCTTTTTTAACTTTTTCTTTCTGGTTGTTATTTATTGTCCCTGGAGGACGACCTGACCCTCTTTCCCCTCCATACTTCTTTCGACAAATAATACACCAATCTGTATACTTTGATTTTTTACTAAAACAGGTCTTCGATTTATTTTGGCCACATCTGTTGCATTTACGCTTTGAGCCATAAAGGCTGATTTTGAGAATATTTCTTCTAATCCTATAAATTTCTTGGATTGGAATTTTCATCTCCAGCGAAATCTGGAGATCATTTTTACCATCACAAACGAATGAGTCAACTTTATCAAGAATTTCTCGCGATACGAACTTTCCTCTTGACATTGATAGGATCTCCTTTTGCCAGTTCTATATGGGATCTGTCACCATCATGAGATACATGATACGCCCGGTCTGCTATCTCTATCAATTCATCTTCGTGCGTTACAACAATCAATTGAAAATCAAGTTTATGACTGATCTCTTTTAACACCTGCCCGGCCAATGTCACAAGTTTCCCCAAATTCTTCATTGGTTCATCAAGACAGATAACATTCCTGCTTCTGGGGATCTCAAGACTCCACAATACAACCCTAAGAGCAAAAGAAATAATGTCAATAATCCCTCCTCCCATATCTTCCTCTGGATCAAATGTTCTAAGTTTACCTTTGACCAATTCTTTAATCTCCGGTCGGCATTCCATTTTATTCCTCTTACGCTCAAACTCAAGAAAAAATTGAAACGGCCGGTCAAACACAGAACGAATCGCCATCGTAACTAACGTCTCAACCTTCTCTTTGAACCTTTTTTGGGTCATTGTTGCTACTTCTGTTAAGACCCACCTGGCTTTTACAAGAGTTTCAACATTGTCTTTCTTAGAGAGAATTGCCTCAAGCTTCGCATCAAGATCCTTTTTTAAAAGACCACTACGGGCCTTAACCTCAGCAAATTCGGCTGTTATCTCTTCGACTGTCATTTCTGGCTTCCTACAAGAAAACGAACCACCTTGCCATGTTTTATTGCATAATCCCGTTCGCTCTGAGTTGATGGACCAATATACCCGCCAACATTCAGAATCAAAACCTCATCAGCAAGATCAATTTTTCGCTTGTGAAGTTCATCAAGCATTATCTTCATTTTTTCACGAACACGGTCATCAGGCCACAGTTCATTATCAGACCGCAGATCACATCCAATACTCAAAACGATCTTCCCTGCAAGTGTCTCTCGGAGATTGGCTTCACGAAAAGCGTCTAAAAATCTTGTGGAGCCACATAGACATACAATGGTTGGCTTATCCATACTACCGCCTATAGGATTTTAATTTCTCTTGAGCTTCTTTTAACAATTCTTCCCGCCGTTCCTTTTTAATCTCGATGTCTGTCCCGAGAACTTTGAGCTTCTCATACGCCTCATTAAGATTCTTAACACCAAAATCCTTCTTGATCTGCTCCAGGAGAGAATTACGTTCACCTTCTTTTACCGCAACACCTCTTTTGATCTTCTCGATGGTTTCTTTAAGCTCCACTAAAATTTCCTGCTCACTCATAACTCCTCCTTTTTGGATCTCTCAATAAACCTGGCGATCGCCTCAACCACCTTTTCGTCAATTTCATTGGCTTTATAAAAAGCATGCAAATTTTCTGAAAAAGAAACACCAACATCCCCAGCATCATTTTTAATGGCAACAACGAAGTCATCAAGCAATGTCTCTGCCTCTGCTTGCCTTTCAATATGATCACGACTCAAAACAGACGCGGCTTTGGCATGCGGAATTGAGATCCAGCGGTTTTTCCTACAATCGTCTGTATCAAGTAAAAACACTGAAGGGTTATGTTGAAAATTATACTCAGTTGCCTCCCGCCTCAACATTGGACCAGTATTAAGAAGAATATGATCACCTTCATCGGCAGTTTTAAACTTACGATGAATATCCCCAACCAGAATAAAATCATACCCTGGATGCAAATCGAGAAACTTGTCAGCAGAGGTGAATTGATGGCCAAGCCACAGTGGCGCATCAGAGATAGAAGAATGGATAACACCTATACTAAAGGAAGTTCGAGAGGATCTTTTGATTTCAGGCAGATTCTGGCCGAAGTTTGCCCCGTACAGCGAGACACCTTGGACCTCGATTGGCTTATCCCCAAGAGGAATTACCAATCCCGCCTTTACCAAGACCCCAAGAATGGTCCTGTCTTTCGTTTCTTCTGAAAACATATAGTCGTCATGCTGACCTCTAACGCTATACATTTTCACCTCTGGATACCTTTTCAAAAAATCAATCAACAAAGGCAACAACATCCAGCTACGAGGTTTGTGACATAAGTCACCTGCCTGTAATACAATCGCATTTTCTTTCTTGGCTGTATCAAAAACAAATTTAAACTTATCAAATTGAACATCTACTAAATTGTCCAATCTGGCTTCTGGATTTTCTGGCGATAAATGAACATCACTGATACAAATTGCTTTCATTACAAGGCCGCCTCAATTTCTTTGATACATTCCACGTTAATATCTGCTAAACAAATCGGGCACTTCTTTACCTCTTTCAATTTATTAACATACTCAATTTTAGCCTCTGATAATCTTAACTCTTTTTTTTCACCAACCTCAGCGACCTCTTCATAAATCCTCAATTGTTGTTTAAAATTAAAAAAGACAGAAATCTCAGCATCTATCTTCTCGGCCTTAACAGCATATTTCTCTGCCTGTAAATAGCCTTCTAACACTTCCAACTCTTCAAGACAGGAAGATAGTCGGTGGCAAGCAGTCTTTAAGGAATCGTAAACCACTGTATCAAATTCGGAAGATTCCAACTCTGAATCTGAAACAGACAAATCATTCAATATACTTTTCTTTTCTAAAATAGTATCAGACAACTCCTTGTATCTATTTAAATCTGCTTGAAGGCTATTAAACAAATCAATCTCAATCTGAATTTTTTCGGCCTTAATGATATAACGTTCAGCCAATAAAAATTCCTCAAGAGGCTCTAAAGATCTAACCGCTTCTTCAAATTGTATAAGCATTTTATCAAGAGCATTCTGCTGAAGAAGTAACTTTGCTATTGAACCAGAATTGGCCTGCAACTCAGAGATTGCTTTCTCTGTCTCATCAACGTCTTTGTAAATCTCAAGTTCCTGTACTAATGCCTTCGCTTCGCTTTCCATCCTTACTATATCACGATTCTCAGCATTGATCTCGCTGGTTAACTCAGAAACCCAATCATCAACCTCCTCAAGCTTTGTCAAACGATTAATAGTTTTGGCGATATCTCCTCCAGAAGAAGTAACAAGAAAAGGAGGATCAAACTGCCTTTGGATATTCAACTCTGAAATATTTAATGCTGCAACTATTCGATCAGGAACCTGATCCTTCGGAGAAGAGAAAGGCACATCACCAATCTTATACATAGTCTTGATAACTTTTTTATCATCCTCTGTAACGCGGATCTCTTTTAGAAGAGAAATATCTTCACTGCCTTCAAGACCAAGAGTGATTTTTGTCTCGCCTTTGTCCCCAGCAAAATCAGAAAAGAATTTTCCGCCAAGTGGCCGATTACTGGCTAACAATCTCAACGCTTTCAAAAAGTTTGTTTTCCCAGCCTGAGACATCCCAAATATAACATTCACTCCTCGATCAAAATGAATCAAGGAATTTTCATGACTTTTATAATTTTCTAACCTAAGAAATTTGAACATTGATTATCCCTTCAAACTGATTAGTAACAGATTCAAGTATCTTCTTCCTTATTTTATTCTACTTTTCGGATACGTGGGATAAAAATTTACAGACTGGCTGAGCCCATTCAAAAAATCCTTTCAGAGACATGACTACAATGGTTTGATCAAGATCATTACTATCAAGAGTGATTATACTTGATCGGTATTTGCCATAAAAATGACCTATCTCATGGTAATATGACCTCTTCATACAAATACATGAAGAACGAGTATTTCTCCTGAAAATAAGAATTGGTTCACAGTTTGAAAGCTCGGCATCTCTAATACATTGCTCCCACATCATTTGGAGAACAGGCTTCTTTTGATTGGAATCAACAAAATCCAGAACCCCCCAAGGCACTAAAGCTTTTTTATTCTTCCAGCCTTTGATCACTCTCTCTTCATTCTTGTCTTTCATTTTTCGCTTGGCATAGATTGGAATTTTAACCACATCGCCATCGGCATCCTTAACAACCTTTTTGCTCGAATAGCCTGTCTTGGCTTCTATACTCCAAATCTTAATCAATGGCTCGCCAATGGCGTCAGTAAAGGTGATATCACCATGCTGGTTCGCTGTCTTCTTGCCTCTCTTCCAACGCGATGTAAATCTGCTTCCAGACCCGTCTGAACGGCCAAAAACATCATCTCTTTTGCCGTCAGTGAACCAGAGAGAAAGCTGACGAGCAATCTCATTCTCGTATCCTCCCCCTTTACTCATCTTTCCTCCTTAACATGGAGATCAAACTTTTCACGGTACTTAAGTTCTTTAACAATGTTCTCATACAACTTTGGTTCTCTGGTCCTGAACCAAAGTTCACCCGATACCCAGATCAGATAAGAATCGGGAACGTCTTCAATATCAACCCCTTTGAATTTTCCGAACGGAATTTGTCCCAGACTTTCCGCCATTGTCTCCACCAAAGAATGATTTTGACCATTTATAGATTTCCTCTTCTTTTAACAAGGAACGAAAACCATATTGTCCAAAGACTGCCTTAAACTTATCAAGAGAAAGACTATCTTCATACAGCCCCCAAATTTTAATCGGCTTGAGCCCATCTGCATATGGAAGACAAACAAGGGACATATTTCCGTAAGCAATGGCTTTCCCTTCTTTAGATTCTATTTTCTCAAGAGATTTTCCTTTCACCAAACCCATCAAGTATTTTGCCGCTGTAGCCTCTCCAATTCCAACGATCCCTTTTACTTCATCACTTCCGCAACCCGCAATGGCCTTTACCTCCGACCATTTGATTGGAGCAAGACCATACCAAGCCTTCTTAAACTCTGCCTCATCTGTAACTCCTTTGAAATTATAAATCTTAATTGGGCAAAAACGATCATGACGAATGAGCTGAAGAAGATCGTTGTCAGTTGATGCTATGATGGTGTTGTCTGGAAGCCTCATAGAAATATGGGCAATTAAATCATCAGCCTCATACCCACTCTGTTGATAGCTATTATTAAACCCCATACATGGAAGAAGAATTTCTCTGATCTCATCAAACTGACGGAAAGCATCTTGCATATCAATTGCCTGGGCTTCTGTAAGATCCTTCCTACGGCTACTTTTATAGGAAGGGCATCTTAATTTTCTGTATGAATTTCTACTGTCCCAACAAAAAATAAATCTGTTCGTCTCAAACTTTTTTGCCAACGTAAATATCTGTTTGATAAAACCAAAAATACCACCCACCCGCTTTTGGTCATTGGAGAGATCGTTTGTTGTAAACAACGATCTGTAACAAAGACAATTGCAATCAACTAAAAGACGAACCATCAATGACTCCTTAATTCCGCAAAATCAAAGATTTTATGACGTAACGATTTTAAATCCTCCAATTCTCTCTGCCATATAACTAATGTCTCATAACCAAAAGGCTTAAATACATCAATCCGATCTTGTGGATTCTGTCCTCTATGCCAGTAATCACCAAATAATTCAATTATCTTTTTCTGGCCATTAACATTAACAAAGTCAGGACATTTGCCCGCAACCACATTCACAAAGTTTTGGTCTGTATATCTTAGTCATAGAAGAATCCTCAATATTTGCTTATACGATCTGGCTTGAGGTTCTCTTCTATTTCATCCCACCAGTTTTCCACCTTCTCTGCCAACTCGTCCTGAAGATTATTCTCCTCAATATGCTTCACCAAATCTTCTCTTTTGAATTCTTGTCCATTCCACTCGAGGAGTTTAACTTTTGGTCCCCAAAGATAGGAAATTGTTGTACCGATATCATCAATACCATAATCAAACAGAATGATAAGTTCCATCTCTCTAAATGGTTTCCAAACCTTACTACGCTTGACTTTCGCGAGAGTCCGGATACCATAAACCCGCTCTTCACCACGAAATGTTTTCTTAAGCTTTTCAACCTCAGCGAGCCAGACGACACAATGAGTATAAAAATCCATTGCTTTCCCTCCAGCTCGGCTGTATTTCTCTCCAAAGGTAACGCCAATCTTAGATCTGATTTGACTGATGATTATGAGGGTGATATCTTTTCCTGCCATAAGAGAAGTAATATTGGCAAAAAAACTTGCACTCAAGTATTTTGGTTTCTCTACCCCATAAGAGCCATCCTCGGCTTTGTCTTTCTTCGCCGCCTCTTCAAACCTCTCAAGACCAGCCTCTGACGTCAATGAATCAAGAGAATCCAAAACATAAATCACAAGAGTACCTTCTTTTATTTCCTGGCATTCTCTGGTAAATCTTCTCCCAAACTGTTCGACATATTTTGAATGTTCCCACTCTATATGATCAGCAAAATCCTTCCCATACATTGAAGCAACAGGGAAATCCATCACCATCTCCCCATTGTCATAAACAATCCTGATCTTTTTTACTTTTGGGAAAAGGTCAGATTCCTTACCCATCATCCTATGGTAAACATAAGCACAAAATTCGAGAGCAAGGAGAGTCTTGCCACTTGAGCCATCACCTACCAAATTGATAATCCGCCCACGTGGCCAACCGCCATCTCTTCCTTTACCCGAGACGGCAAGATTAAGACCAATTGAACCTGTATTGATAAATTCTACAGGAGCTTCTTTGATCGATTTGGCAGCAGCTTTCACTTGTTCTGCTGCCACTTCAAGATCTGTCGATATTCCTCTGTCAATTTTCATCTAAACTAATCTCCAAGATCAAAAAAAGCCAGGCGGTGGTGGCTGGTCAAGGTGCTTAACCGACCAATGATAGATTCTTGTCTATCAACCATCCTAAAGCATTTTACCGCCTGACTGTCCTTACTTCCTTTTCGCCTTCTCGATTGCATCAGCCTCTTTTGCACATTCTTTCCAGACTGCGCACTTGTCGCATTCCTTGAGATCATCAATATCATGACCAAACCGCTTACCAACCGGGCACTTATTCTTTGAATCCTTCTTCTCTTCAGGAGGATCCTCTTTCTTCTCTTCCCCTTCATTACGCCCACGACGACCGCGAGGAACCTCTTCCTCTTTCTTCTCTTCAGGAGGATCCTCTTTCTTCTCTTCATACTTGGTGCCACGAGAAGATCTATCTTCAGTAGGAGCCACTTCTGGCACTGTTCCCCAAAACTCCTGATACACCTCTTTATACGTTGGCCAATAAATCAACTCATCAAGAACATGAGCCGACTTCTCGATTTCTTCAGAGATTTGATAATCCCTATCCTCAAACCGGAGACCGACAAACTTTGTATTTTCTTTCTTCCCTTCCCGTTTGAAAGCAATAGATTTCCCTTCATCCAAATCCATGAAAGCAATGTAAGGCTCGACATTTTTGGATCCTGGTCTGACCGGGCGTTTGGCAAGAGCCAAAAGGTATTGTTGGAAAAGGAAGTTACTGGTATGCCAAATTTGAACGCCTTTATTCTCTTCTTCCTTTGAATCGTAACAAACAATATTGTATATCGATCGAGGATACCTACTTGGCGTTAATTCTTTGATCCGATTCTCGTCACCATCCTTTTTGATCAGACGCCGTCTCTCTTCACAAATCGGGCACGGCTTCTTGAAAGTCTCGGCCATGCAAATGATCATCCCCTCCCCGGACTGACCAACCTTATTGTGAACAAAAATCTCAAGAACGTAACTGTCCTTCCTTGGGTGATCAGGGTCATTCTCTCCGGCGATGTAAGGGATGATATCAATGATGTGATCCGTCTCTTTACATTGCCAGAAATTAACTCCCCTCAGGTCAGCTTTAAAAAGGGAGCCACCACCTCTGGTTTTATTGTAATCACCCTCCAACCTCTTCATGAGTTCTTCTTTTGCACTTCTCCTACTTGGCTTCGGCATCATCATCCTCCTTTTTGTTAATGTTATGTTGTTTTTTTGCATCGAAATAACTACGGAAATACCCATAGGTCCAAATCCTAATGGCTATGTAGCCAAGGAAAATAATTACAATTATCAGTGCTATTGTCTTAGGGAAGTCAATATCAAGCATTTTTAGCCTCTGTTGATTTTTCTTTTGGATTGCATTTCTTCTCTCAAACCTTTGTCAATCTCTTTTAACTGTTCTCTCCGCTCATCAAGACCAGGCTCTCTTTTTGATTTATAACCAGAGGCCATAAAAAATCCATTATCTCTGTCAGTACAAAGCCGGTCAAGAGCCTTACTTTTTTCCACCATTGCCCATTTCCCAGCATCCATCAAACCCGTTTGTTCTTCGGCATCGATTAACTTATTCGAAATAGCCTCATACCTTGGATCTGTTCTAATCTCTGCCTCTATCGCCGCCCCAGTTGGTTCTTTGCCCTCTTTAACCGAAACAGAGAGTCTCAGTTTCACCTCTTTATAAAGTGTTGCCTTGAGGATTTTCCTTTCTAAACGCAACTTGGCTTGCGCTTTGGCAGCATTAGCAGACTTACTGGCCCAATCATTATACAGCTGAGCCTGTCTAAGCCACTCCCCATCAAGATCATGTTCATTTATCTCAAAATCATTTCCCATTTCGATCCCCTTTCAACTATTATATGCCGAATCTAAATTTCATCTCTTGTAAACTTCATAACAAGCTCCAACAAGACCTGCTTTCCCATTATTAAAAAAAGGATCAGAAAACTCTCTTATAATGGTCATCGCCAGATCGTTATCATTACTCAACAAAACAGAGGTCATATATCCCAAAACAGCATACCTTATCTTCTCTGCCCTATCCGCATCCTTATCTTCTTCATCCTTGCTCAATAATGCCTTTAAAATACCAGAGATAACTGACCATTTCTGCCTCTCTAATAACGCCTTACACAGATCAACTGCATTCTTTTCTGAAAAATTATAATCCAAAATCGAATTTAACATTTCATCATCATTTTGAATATCGATCACGGCATCAAGAATAACCAATGCTTGTCTTGGGGAGCCATTGGCAGTTTTACAAATCTCTGCGATAGCTTTTTCCGGGAAGTCTTCGACTCTCTCTTTTTTTAGAACATACGAAAGAAGTTTTCTGATATCGTGATCAGGCAAAGACTGTACCTGATACGTGGTACATCTGGTTCTGATAGTCTTGATCAACTTCTCAGGATCTGTAGTACACAGAATGAAATAAACATGACTTGGTGTATCCTCTAACAATTTTAACAATGCATTCTGGGCGTCATTTGTTAATTTCGCCGCCTCATCTAACAAGAATATCTTAACCTTTCCATCGTATGGAGCAAAAGTGCAGTTTTGGGCAATCTCTCGAATCGTATCAATACCACGAACATTGGCGACATTCATCTCTTGGTAATCAACATCAGAGCAACCCAAGTTGGTTTTGATAATCCTGGCCAGAGTCGTCTTACCACAACCACTTGGGCCGGAAAAAAGAAATGCATGAGGCGTTCCTTCTTTGCGATCCAGGACACTTTTAAGAGAACTGATTACGCCTTTATTCCCAACAATCTCTTCAAGATTTGTTGGACGGTACTTTAAATGGAGCGGTTGCTGCATTACTTCAAACCTCCAAGAAGGTGAATTTTTTCTGCAAAGTTTGCAATTCCTATCTGAAAATCCTTTTTACTGTCTGGGTTTCTGAGGACAGACGCAGGATGTAGGCACCAGCAAACCCACATGCTATACGCCTCAAGCCATTCTGTTTCTCCGTTACGTTTGGTAATACCACTATCTTCTCCTTCAAAGTATTTTAACCCAGTATTGCCAAACACCAAAGCTAATCTTATGTCTGCTTTTCTAATCTCTTCGTCCAACCATCTTTTACAAGCCGCCAAATGTCGATCACCAGGAGTTTTAATTGTTCCCGGATAACATTTTGTACAATTTGTAACATGGAAAAACCTTCTAACCAAGTCATGTCTTCCTAATTCTTTCCAAACTAAATCACCCGCCCGCCCTACAAACCCTCGACCTTCATCATCCTCATTCTTACCAGGCGCCTCTCCTATAATAGCAAGATTATACCTGCCCGACGATGGCATCACTGGCCTTTTACACTGTTTAACAAGGTCACATTCCCGACAATACAAAAGTTCTGGATTTTGGAACTTGGCTTGATGTATTTTGCCACGAATAAAGCCTTCTGGCACGTTCAAAGACAAAATGGAGTCAAGGTCCTCAGGCGGGAAATCAAAGCCAAGACGCCCATGAAGATTTGGGTATTCATCCCGTTTGTCGCCTATCACATCAAAAGAAAAATATTTGGAAAGGTCCGCTTCAGGTTCATTGCCAACCGCACCTATTGCCTTCAGAATTTTATCTATCTTCCTCTCTTTTTGTTCTTTTAAAACTGTTCTTGGCTCTTCAACTTTATCCTCATCAAAAAATCCTTTCTGCTTCATCCTTACTACTTTTTGGTCGATAATAACCCTCTTGGGCTCAGGAGGTTGATACTCCAAAAGATCCTTAGCAACCTTTTCGCCAACTCCTTTTATCTCGATGAAAGGAACATACAGATTATTATCTTTCACAACCCAATGATGAGAATTTGAAACTCCAACCTTTGGAAGAACTATTTTAAGACCAAGCCTTCTGGCCTCTTTAACCAATTCCTCCTTTTTTCCATCAGAACCATATGTAAGATTGGCACAAAGAAACTCAGCCGGGAAATAAATCTTGCAGAATGCACACCAATACGCAATCATAGCATATTCAACAGAATGGCTTCTATTAAAAGAATAACTGGCATGCTTTTCTAATGCCGACCAAAACTCCAAAGCTTCTTTAGTAGAAAGCGTATCTTCTTTTTTACATCCATCAACAAACAACTGTTGATATTTTTCAAATTCTTTGACATCTCTTTTTTTAGCAATAATTTTCCTGATTTTATCCGCAGTAGAATATGGCAAGCCAGCAACCTCACTAATCACTTGCATCACTTGCTCTTGATAGATAACAATTCCATAAGTATCTCTTGTAATATGCTCGTATATCCTGTGTTTTTTCTGCCATTTACTACCATGTTTCCTTTTAATAAAATCGGCGGTCATACCACTATCCGCAGGTCCCGGCCTCACTAAAGCAATAACATCACTCATCAAACCAAATGAATTAATTCCGATCTCTTTACATAACTTTGTCGTTGGCCATGTATTGAATTGAAATACTCCCACTGTTTGACCTTGGGATAGCATATCAAAGACCTGCGGATTATCTAACTCAATCTTTTCAAAAACAAGTTTCTTCCCATGATTTTGTTCCACAAGCCTACGAGTCTCATTCAAAATTGATAAAGTGTTAAGACCAAGAACATCAAGTTTCATAAGACCTACATACTCAGTATCATCCTTATCCCAATTTACTACTTCTTGGCCCGACCTAACAGAAAGATTACACCGAGTCCCTAAAGTTAAATCATCGGCAGATACAATAAGGGCCGCAGCATGCTGCCCAACACCTCTACATTGTCCTTCTAATTTGGCGGCAATCTTCAAAACGTCAGGATACTTCCTCACAAAAGAAAATCCTTCTGGAGTCTTAGAAGCAGCCTCAATTGAATTTCCTCCATTCTCTTCATCTTGGATAATCTTAGCAAACTCGTCAACCTCTCCATACGGGATTTCAAAAACCCTTGCAACATCCCTGATAGCGGCTCTGCCTTTCATATCCATAAATGTCGAAACAGAAGCAATATTGTTCTTTCCATACATCTCTTCCAAATGACCTCTGATTAATGATCTCTTCACGTCCTCAAAATCCAAATCAATATCAGGATAATCGATCCTATCTTCAGCAATAAACCTGGAAAAGAGAAGATTGAATTTGATTGGATCAACTGTTGTAATCCCCATGAGATAGGCAATCAAACTGCCACCAACAGATCCTCTGCCAGGGCCAATCATGATATTGTTCTTTCTACACCACTCTGTTAATTCCCAGACAACCAGAAAATAACGAACAAAATTCTTACGCTTGATCATATCGAACTCTTCATCAAATCTGTCAATGTAAGATTGGCTCCATTCTGGCACCCCGAAGATCTTTTCGTATCCACTATAACAAAGTTTCTTTAGAAATCTATCTTCTGATTCGCCTTTCGCCAAAATGGATGGAAGGAATATATCTTGTTTCTTAATCCTGAAATCGCAACATTTTTCAGCAATCTCAATAGTATTACGCATAGCTGACAAATACTGAGATTTTAACAAAACGCCTTGTTTCTGAAAAGCCAATTTCATCTGTTCGGCCGATCGCAAAAATAACCCTTTAGTCTCAAAACGAAAACGATTTTTATCAGTCCACTTCGCCTTTGTCTGAATTGACAAAAGAACTTCATGAACTTTATCATCTTCTTCATTCACATAATGACAATCGTTTGTTGCGACCAACGGAATCGTTTGTCCAATACACAATTTATTAAGATTAATTTGGTCATCAAATAAATGAGGCATCACCTCAAGATAACAATCACCAGAACACAAATCAAACAACTCGAGAAAAAAATCTACGCCCTCCTTAGTAATCATTACGCTTGAAGTACAGCCACTCAAAAAGACCAAGCCTTTATGATATTTTTTCAGAGTATCAAAATCTGTCCTTGGCTTGTAATAAAATCCATGCAGATTTGCCTCTGTCAATATTTTACAGAGATTTTGCCAGCCATCTTCATCCTTCACTAACACTGTTATATGATGTCGAAATTCTCCAGCCTTTTTGATAGAAGCATCAGGAACAAGATAAAGTTCACAACCAAGAATAGGTGAGACACCTTGTTTCTCTGCCTCTTTTTGAAATTTAATCAACCCATCTTGGTTCCCATGATCCGTACAAGCAATGTATTTAAAACCAAGTTCTTTCGCCTTAGAGATATATTGTTTGGCATTCCCATATCCATCTAAAAGAGAATGCTCAGTATGAACATGTAGATGACAAAATTCCATTTTCATTCCTCAAGAATAATTATATCCTATTCTTTATTTTCTTGGGAGGCACATAACGTGTTGGAAAATCTCTGTCTCAAACAGAGCATGGTTCTCATCAAGCTTCATCTTCAGATCAGACTCAGAAAGTATCTCGGAAAAGAACAAAGGATTGATACCAAATTGAATATTCCCTTCAACTTTCTTCTCCAAAGTGAACCATTTATCAAAAGACCCTTGGCTACCTCTCCCAGAACATTCGATAGAATTACCAGAAATGGACACCTTAACAACTCTATCAACCGAAAACTCTGCATCAGCAACAGTCGAAACGGAATCAACAACTTCCTTCACTCCCTTAGGCAAAACAAATGAAACCCCATGCTTGATTACAAAATGCTTACTGACATCAGGAAAAGTCTCTTTGATAACCCGGCAGGAAAAGATGATATTTTCCTCTGTACGAAAATGAATCCAATTGTCATCTTTCACGTATTTTTCGATGGTTTTTATTTTGCCAAAATGGCCGCCGATTCTCCCAAAATCAAAAAATCATCTTCATCAAACTCTCCATCCAAACTATATTGAGAAATTCGAAGACCATCAGAAGAATAAATCTTATCCTTTTTAACAGCAACACAGGTCAAATAAGGCCTTGTCAAATCCGTCGAAACACTAAAGGAACAGAACTTAACTCCTTCAATAAACCTCTCAGGAATTGTTCTCCAAAGTTTCGATTTCATTGACGGGACCTTAATTTTATTGACGGCAACCGCTTCTGAGGTCTTTAAGGAAGCTTTTGAACCTTCTTTTCCTCCACCACTTTTAATTATCAAAAACAATTTTGGCTTCTCTCCTTCAGAAACCTCCTTTTCTTCTTTCAGCCTAAGAGCGATATCCCCTTCAACACTATTCATAACCACCTGATAAAAACTCTGACCATCGACAGAGCATGAAGGGCCAAACTCAAAAGGATAACTAATAGATATTTGGTCATTAAATGTCCCAATTCGATCACCAAAAAAAGTAAAGTCAGAAAGAGTATTAACAATGTCTCTCTTGGCAAGACCTGGCCGGAGATCTTCAAGTATCTTTTGCAAATCAGCCTTTTTTATTTCCACGTTCTTCAGCCTCCAATTCCTTTTTAAGCAAAATATTTCTATTGACAGACGCCTTGTAATAATTCGAGACGAGCCTGTTCATTTCCATAGCTTGAGTTGCCATAAAATCATAGATATCTCTATCACTCCTTCCTCTCGGAGTATTCGGATCGACCCCATGAGGATTTTCACCAGCAATATACAACCTCCAACTCCCAGAAAAATCATAAAATTTAGATAAGCCCGGAGCAACTTTTTCCGAAGCTTTCCGACAATCATCTAAATCAAAACCATCAATCACTGGGTGGAACTCCCAAGGCCAACCTGGACGAGATTTTTGGAGACCAATAAAGAAAAAGAGATTGATCCTATTTCTCAATTCAAAAAAATTACTAACACCCTGTTCTTCAATAATTTCAATCTCATCTTTTATTGCTAAATCAACCCATCTTTCATTTTCCTTTGGTTCATATCCTTCACTATTTTTTTCTTTCTTAAAAGAAGATTTGCCAAGAGGAACTCTCTGATCTTTCAAATACTTCAATATGTATTTTTTTTCATCATCAGCAACAGTATCAATATGCTTGCCATCAACTTCATCTTTTGCCTTGCTCTTATTGGAAACAAAAATAACATGAGGGGAGCCATCATAAATCCAATTCCCATCACTATCATGTCTCGGGACAACAATTGCCCCATAAATACCAATTTTAGCCCAACTTGTACTGTCAACTGAATACCATGGGTACCTGGATGCCAACCTGGCCGACGTAACAGCAAATCCGTGAACCCTTACCTTTGGGAATCCATTAGTATCGCACAAAACATTCGTCCAAAGATTATCTAAGGCGGGCTGTAACATAGACACGGGATTGGGAATAAAACCTCCCATAGCAATGTAATTGTAACCTTTTTCCAAATATCGATAAAGATATTTGATATTTGAACCAAAATGGAAAACCGGGATAGGCTTGAGGCCGCATGCCTCTAACTCGAGTTGGTTTTTCCATGTCGCTTCAGCATTGTTAATGATATCAAGATTGACATAGGTATCAAAATACTGGGCATTCTTTTGAAGAAAATCAATATATTCCTTTTTGTAATCTTTGTAATCTTTTGTCTCTAAGAACTCAAAAGTATCATTGGCCCGATCCTTTAAGAAAGAACCCATGATGCCTTTGGTTTGCTTTTTCCGAACCAGATAGTTATAAAGGCTTGGCGCTCCACTATCTAACATTAGTTTCATAAATTCCTCATCTCTTTTATCATATTCGGAATAGCCTTTATCCCTTTCAGAAGTAAAAAGTTCTTATTCTGCCGTAACCTTTCCAAATCAGAATAATCCGGCTCCATAAGTTTTTTTACCAAAAGAAGAGCATCAGCAAAAGAGGAATATTTAAAAACATTGGAGTACATTTCTTCATAACTTAACCTACTTGGCACCACTGGAAAACAGTTTGCAAATAACGCTTCTTGCTGAGCAATCCCCCATGTCTCTTGCTGAGCAAATGATACTGCTATTTTAGACCGATTTAGAAGTTCAAAGTATTCTTTTTTGTTTTTACAAACCTCTTTGGATTTGATAAACTGCCAGCCATCTGTTGCAGCCTCTTTTGATAATAGATCAAACATCTCTGGTTGCTTCTCAGAATCAAGCCTATGAGGGAAGACAACAATATTTTCTTTCTTGGACATATCATGACATTGATTACTATAAATCGGCAACCCTGTTACGACGATTTTTTCATAATCCACTCGTCTGTTCTGATAAATCAATTCCTTATGAAAATTGGTTGCCACAAAGATCTTGTCAACAAAATCAAACCAGCAGACCTCAAGATGCCTTCCCCAAGATTTCATTCCACACTTTGTCAAGAAATCATGAGGGTCATACGTCCCAGCATGCAGGATTCCACAGATCTTAAAATCCAAATTCAAGCCCTGTCTGATATACGCCAACCCTTCCAATCCTGGGAACCAAAGATCCTGGACAAAGATAATATCTCCAGCCTTAATTTCTCCATCATACAACTTCTTCGACAAGGTAACCAACTGCAAAGCTTTGAAATAATTCGTCCCACAAATATCCAAAAAGGATCCATCACGGATTTTATCAGAGAGAGGCTCTGGATAGATGGTCTCAAACTCGACATCCGCTTCTTCAAAAGCAACAGGGAAGTATTCATTCCAGCTTTTACTGTAGCGTTCTTCCAGTGATTCTATAGGAATATTCCAGATTTTCATGAGATGACACCTAACCTTGCAGAGATGGCCAAAAAGGCAACAACATCATTAACAGAGAAATCACACGTCAAAATTTCAAAAAGATCATAGATATCTTCTGCTAAAGATACTTCCTCCATCGCTTCATTAAAAATCTTTTCATCAATTCTATAAAGACGGTACCATTTCTTTTCATTATCAGAAATTGGCCTACACTGATTGATTTTGCAATTAAGAAAAGAATACGGGATAAAACTTGGCAAGAGCCTCACGGGCCTGGCTGATAAACAAATCCCCTTCGTATCAATATCCTGATCCTCTATTGTCCCAACATAAGATTGAAAGAATTGACCAAGCCCACCTACAGTAGAATTGGTTTGGATCCTACCATACAAATCCTCCAACTTAAATCCATACTTCTCCAAAAACAGGCCTGTCGATCGCAAGGTTTGAATTGTCTCTCCAGGAAAAAAAGTCATAGTAAGCCAAAAAATATCCACTTTGCCTTTTACTAACTCGGCGAGAGTGGAATATCGGTCGGCACCACCTTTACCCATAGCCTTATTCAAGTCAGAATCCGCCGATTCAAGCCCGACTTCAATCAGCCTCATACCTGTCTCATCAAAAATATCAATGCCGAATTTCTCGATGAACTTGGTGACTGTATGAACACTGCCTAAAGCAATGTAATTGAAACCTTTCCCTTGCGTATATCTCAAAATCTCAGCTGCCCGATCAGCATCAAAGAAAAAATCCTCATCTGTGAAATGAATATTCTTGTAATTACAAAATTCGCAGTAATTCAAAACTCTTTTTACATCTACCAAAGGAACAACTATCCTTTTACTATCACAATTGACAGAGACGGGACAGAACTTACATTTGTTTACACAGCCATATGATGTAAATAGAGGATAAACCGTTCCTTCATATTTGGTCAAATGCATATCACAATCAGAAAGAAGTATCCTCTCAAAAAACTCGAAATACTCAACATAGCTCATGATACCTTCCTGAATTTCCTGATCAGAAATTCGGTACTTCTGAAATCGGAAGATTTCAATAAGAGGATAATATCCAAAAAAGGAAGGCCTCTTAGGGAGAAACCTATTAAGAACCAAACAAGAATCAATCTGGGGATAAGACCAAAGACCAACCAAATATGTTTCTGCCTCTGGAACACTGTCAATATCAGCACAAGAAAAATCCTCTAACAAGACAACATTAAATCCTCTACTCTTTAAAGCAGAAAAAAGAATGAAAGTGAGATAACAGAATGAACCTCTGTTAAATTCTGGCGAAGAAGGATCGATAATCACAAAATCATGTTTCATATATTGCTCCATTTTCTGCGTCTTCAAAAACCGACACTGAATCAGCATTAAATTCCTCGGCCAACTTCCTTGCCAATACTTCGCAAGAAGTTCTACCGAGATCCTTTCCTTTAAATTCCGCGCAAATGAAAATATCTACATTTCTTTTTAAAAGGATAAGTTCAATCTGTCTGTCCCCATCGGTTCTAATCTTCATCTCAACATGAAAAACATGACGGTGAGAACTTTTTAAAAAATCAACACTTTTGTAGGGACACTCTGGCCAGGCATGGAGAGCTTCAAAACTTGTTCTGATAACAACATAAGACCTTCCCACAATTACCTCCTTTGAATTCTCAACATAAATTCTTCCTTACAACCATTAAGATTCTTTGCAAAAGCTCCCCTGACCGCAATCGCTTCATAAGGACTGTCCCATTTTTTCAGCCCCCTCATTTCTTTACAGAGATGTCTGGCATTCATTACAAGCACTTGACCTTTTGGACGAACAACATCTCCAATTCTGTTAACAACTTGATTGACAAGACGTTCAGCAATCTGTAATCTTCCCGCATAGTAATCAATGGTTCTCCCAATCTTAGATGCTCCCATAACCTTTTGATCAGGAATATACCCATAAAAATACTGACCAAAAAACGGGATGCAATGATGCTCACAAAAAGAAAAGAAATAACCTTGATCAATCAACATCTCATTGTATACTACCCCATCCTCACCATTATTAACGGTCATAATACGAGGAAGCCTTTTTGAGTCATAACCACAAAAGAATTCTTGATACATCTTGATTACACGATAGGGAGTTTCCTTTAATCCTGGACGGTCAGGATCTTCCCCAATGAATTTTAACAATTCTCGAACATTGCGTTCTGCACTTGCAACGAGCAATTTATCTTTCATGTCAACCTCTTGAAATCATTATAGATGAGATTCTGAGATCCAAATGAAATTTATTTGACGCTCAAGATTTTATGAATCTGAAGGCTGTAAATTGCACCAATTTTGCACAGCTCTTCATTTTTTATCATCCATTGAGCAAGAGTCTCTGGCTTCAAGGATCCCCAAACAGGGGAAAGGGCAAATTTTGGACCAAACGAATAACTTACTTCATTTCTAATCAAAGGAATAACCTCAACTGCTCGATCAAAATCCTTACGATCAGCAACAACAAATTTGACAAAATCATGGCTCAACAGATTTCTAAAATTTTTATAAATCACATCTTCATTCTCATAACCAGAGGATGGCAATTTGTAATCAACCACCCATTTTACTCTTTCAGAATCAGAAATCAACGGGATAAAAACCGTCCCGTTTGTTTCAATAGAGACCTTTTTCCCATGGAATGAAAGTTTTCTGATTAGGTTAGGAGTACCTTTCTGTAAAAGCGGTTCCCCACCTGTAATTGTAACATTGATAGTGTTTAATTTAACAACCTCTCGGACAATCTCTCGGACCTTCATTTCTCTCGGAGCCTCCCCATTGTAACTAAACTGGGAATCACACCAAGAACAGCGACAATTACAACCAAAGGTACGAACAAAAACTGTTAGGCTCCCTTGATGACTCGAGCAAACCTCTCCATTAATGCTTTTAAATATGCTATGTATTTTCATTCCGTCCTCCACTGCGCGTAGGAATTACTCGTTTCCCATAAACGAATTCTTTGTAAGAGAATATATCTGGGAAGAGAATTACGCAGAATAATGGAAAACTCCTGAACCATAACTTCGGCCGTAGGATTTTCCCAAATCAAATTCAAATCTTTGTGATCAACTAAATCAATCACTTTTTCTGAAACAATCTTCTTCAAAGATCCAAAATCTATAATCATACCTTTTGCATGGCCCGCCTTTTGGACTCCTCCTGTAACCTCCACCTCCAGGATATATGAATGCCCATGAACATTTTTGCATTTTCCTTGATGATTTGGTAAGTGATGGGCGGCGTGAAATTCAAACCGACGGCAGATTGAAATCATTTGATCCTCCTTCTATTTATAGAAAGCCCAGCGGCGGAATCTGGACAGAGCCCAGGGCGCCGAGCTACTTCTTTGCCAATGCTTTATAAATCTTGATCCTCTTGGCAATGAAATCGACAGACGCCGTGGGCACTTTCTTCCGAAGCCTTTCGGTAAAGACCTTGGTGATCTCGTTATCGGAAGCCTTCTTTTCGAGGAGCCCCTGCATGACTTCGAGAGAAGAGATCGCTTTTTCTTTCACTACCTTCTCTTTCTTTTCTTTCGGAGCTTTTGATCCCTTCTTTTTCGAAGACTTTTCTTCCTCTTTCGTTTTATCCGGGATCACGATCTTGCCGTAGTAATCGGCGGCTTCCTGTGGCCCCGTCCAATTCCCATCCTTATCGTCAGAAATGGACTGAACCCCGGCAACGAAAGATTTGACAATCGCCTCTTTTGTTACTCCAACCGTTTTGATAAGTTCCTTGAGCAGACCACTCTCGTTCAGAACCGCCACTGCGGCCGCCAACTCCTTAAATTTTATTTCTTTGATGTCTACCAACATTGTCTTTCCTCCTTTTTTATTTTTTGGGTTCAATTTCTTTGGATCACGCCTCCATTACAACCATTATAGACCACCTTTCAACCTTGGTCAATATTTATTTCACCTTTTCAATCTTCCTTTTCTTCCTTTTGTGACCATTGAGATTCCAGTAAAGGCTGGCCAATATCAAGACCTTGTAAAATCATTACATCCTTACCAAACTGGAATCCTTTATGACGATGGACAACTGTACTAACCCGCATAATGCCTTTTTTCTTTTCATCAGGAGTCTGGTTTAGACCAAACATGATATCTACATGGGCCAACTTCCGTATATCCTCAGAAGTATTTTCCTGTTGAACGCTCTTTTGTGTAATAGATGCCCGATTGCTTTGGAGAACAGTAGCCACCAGACAATGCCTTTCTCCACCCAACCCTTTTGCTCTCTTCCAAGCCCAATCAATTTGACCTCTCTCAGAAAGATTATTCCCACCTTGAGGAGCCATAATATCAAGAGAATCAATACAAATAACATCCGGAACAAATTCGTCTGTATACCAAAGATCATCTAAATCTGCAAGGATATCATCAAAAGATGCAATAAAAGACGGATACGCTTTCACTCTGAAGTTGGAGCCATAGAGCCTTTCAAAATCTTTTGTCTTCTTAAGTACCATCTTTGAATCCATCGGCTCTTTTTGATCCTTCCAAACCTTCCAAACAGCTTGCCTATACTCCCCATTATCAGCCTCATTTTTCTCTGGCTTACACGCCACACAAGGCTTGTATCCTTTCACTTCTTTTGGTTCAATAACAACCTCTCCGGGAGCCTTAACACCTTTTGAACAGGTCCTTTCTGGACGGCTACAAGTATTATCTTGATTACGTTCGCAATCAAACGTTGACCACGAAACCTTTCCTGCCTTTCCAGCCAACCCCGTCAGTCTTTCATAAATTCTTTTTGTCATTTCCTTTTGGCTCATTTCTAAACTAAAAATAACCACTTTTAATTTACAACAAAGGGCCTGAAAAGCAAGTTCTTGTAACATCCAACTCTTCCCTCTCTTCATTGGCCCCATAAATGCAATAAACCATTCCCTCTCAAGATCACCCGCCAAATCACCTAACTCGTCTGGCAACCTAAGAATGAAATCGTTTTCGGCATTGAATATTTTATAGATAGTTGATTTTTCAAAAGGATTGCTCATCGTACCAAGTTCTTTCACAACCTTACTGAAATTTTTTACTTCAATCTCAGCCTGGTCTATTTTGCCTCTAATCAAATTCACCTCTATTTTTTCTTTCAAAATAGAAAGAGACCGCTCTCGAAAATAATCCCTGGCCTTATCCAACCAGTACTCATGATTGAAGGGTTCCCCATCTTCATACTCTTTAGACAAGTCTGCAAGAAATTTACCTATCAAATAAGCATCCGCCTCAGCCAATGAGGCCTTCTCTGACTGAAAAACACTTTGGAGAGTACTTCCAGGCGCCTTTTTCCAAGCTTTATAATATTCCTGAACCCAGCCAGCAACAATCTTTGCATAATCAATTTGGAAATATTGTAATTTGATCATTTTTTGGATACTGGTACAAAACGGGTCGCTGACAATCATTCCTGTCACAATACGCTTCTCTACATCATTATCAACACTGTACCTATGTATCTTCGCCATTCCCGGTCTCCTTTTTAATAATCCTTTAAATCTTCCACCGCTACCTCTGTCTGTTTTTGAGCCGCGATTATAGCCATTGTCTCTGCCCTGGTACTTGGCTTGTTACTAATATGGCTGTTAAATTCCATACGCTCTCTCGCCTCTGGCGTATTATTCATTTCTTCAATCTCAGCATCACTCAACGCTTCAGCCATTGCTATCTTCTCCCAATGGGCCGGCAACTTCTCTGAAAACATCTTTGGCGATAAAAGGAAGGTTGGTTGAGCCTGCGCCCAAGTCCATCCTTCGGACTGCCCAACATCAAATAGATGGTGAAGCCTTGCAATAATGTGTCTTTCTTCTGTCCCCCACTGATATTTTCCATTTAGATTCTCGAAGTAAGTATGAGCCTTGATTGATATTTGGCGGAAGATATTTTCATCATCGACGGGGTGCAACTTCCTTCCACCAAACTCTTTCCAAAGCTGTTTTAGCTTTTCTGTCTCTTTTGGATACGGATTTGGCTTTAGTTTTGACCATCTTGATTCAAGAACCTCTCTGACGTTGAGACATTCTACAAACCAGGAATCAACACCTTTTTCTACAATCAATTTGTTGAACTTCTTGATTTGATCAACTTGGAAATTGGAAAATTTGATAAAATCACAAAGACCAACAACCGTACCAGAAACCCGTCTCAGTAAAAAAGAATCCAATCCTAAGAGCCATTTATAATTGGCCATTGATTGTTTTATCTCCTCTTTTGAGTAGTCTCTTTTGAGAAGGATGTCTAACTCTGATAAGGATCTTGTAAAGGATTTTGCTTTTGGGTCTGTCTTGTGGTAAGGAATTGGATCACCTAAACTATTCCAATAAAGAAAAAGTTCTTTTACACCTTCTGTAAAATTCCTATAAGGATCTGTTCTTATTGGTCTCAGATTATCAAAACAGATCTGTTCAGTCTCTGATGGTTCAGGCGAACCATCATCTTCTTTAGAAGATGTATTAATATCTTCTTTTAATATACTATTATTAATATGCTCCAAGGGGACTTGATGGCAGCCTCCAAGGGGACTTGATGGCAGCCTCCAAGGGGACTTCTCATCTTCTTGATCATCTTCTTCAATCGATTTTGCATACATCTCTTCGGCTTTTTCTTTATAAAGGATTCTAAATTCTTCGTTTATTTTTAATACTCTTTTTCTGCCATTAAAACTAACTTTTTTGACATACTGCTCTTCTATCAGAACAGAAATCGAAGCGCTTACTGTTGCCTCTGATAAACCGAGTCTTTCGGAAAAAGCCTTGTTACTTGCAAAACAATGATCTGGTTTTGTATCCCATAGATGGATCATTGCAAAAACAATGCAAGAGGTTTTATCTATTTTTTTATTTAGAAATAATTCTGCTGGTAAATTTATATACTTGAGTGCAAACCCTTTTTCCATATTTCCTCCTATGCCCCGCTCATACGCTTGATCAAAGGAAATTCTTCTTTTGGGATATTGAACCATTCACCGCCTAACCGGTGGCCTTTGTATTTTTCATGCATCGATTTTTCTGAGGTTGTCATATCAGAGGTTTTAAAGAAGTGAAATAAAATTGGTTCTGTTGGTAGGCGGATTCCTATATGGAAAATTCTTTTATTGAGTTCTTTTGTCTTACCTATTTTAATTCTCCCAGCATCATCTTGGAGAAAATATATGTAACCAGGAGATTGTTTTCTTTTTTCTTTAAGAAAAGATTTTGAAAGGTGGGGCAAATAAGATGGTCTTGAACCATCAAGATCTCGGCCTCCATTTAAGACAATAAAAATATCATTATTAATGTTATTAATCTCTTGGTCTGTATAAGATTCTAAAAACCATTTCAAAGAATTCATTAATTCTATACAATCTTTTCTGCTTGGGAGGCAAACCCCATCAAAACTACAAGGGGAGAGAATATTTTTAAGCCTCTCATCGTTGATATTTTTCATAAAATGACTGTAAACTAAATCAATATCGCCAGACATTTTTTACCTCCACAATCATTCAGCCAATAAAAAATCCTTTTTGCAGGAGCTTGAGGCTATCGTTGCAAAGACAAGCGACAATAGACTCAGGGCCAACCGAGGCTATCTAAAAGGGAGATAACCTCAAGCCTCCACAAAAAGGATCTTTGCTTTGCTTGTCTTCGCTTCTAAGGAAGGACTGTTGGCCCAGTTTATCCCTTCCTTTGGGACTATTATAATTTTTATTTCATGGCAATAAAAGATATTTTTTATCGCCAATTCCTTTTGGCGGCAGCCTTGGCATCAGCCCTATCTCTACCCATTGCCCTATTTCTTTGTTTAGAACTCATTGAGTCCCAAACAGAAACTCTTTTTGTCTTCATCAAACTTGCAACCTTTGAGGTCCGACGCCTTACTCCACCACCTCTTTTCCTCCCACCACCGCCTGGTCTCCTACCACCACCACCGCCTGGTCTCCTTCCGCTTCCTGGTCCGACCATAATATACCTCCTGTTTATTTTTGATACCCGGCAAGTTTATAGTATAGGATTTTCCGAGTGTTAAAAAGAAAAAATTTACTTAAATACTTCAGCCCGCAAATCAATGACATCATTGATTGACAAATCTGCAGGGTCTCCTTCCGTTAATTGCGCCACATCTACAGAAAATTTCCTTGT